GCGCGCCGCCTCATCTCCGGGATCACCGCGCCGCAATCGCAGCACTCGCGCGCGTCCACCGCCTCTAGCTGCCGCTGCGCGTGCGCCACGCGGGCGGCGATCAGCGCAGCCTCGCGCGCTTCGGTCATTTCGAGGTCGTTAGGCATTGCGACTCCTTCTGCATCCTGCGCCGCACGCTGCCCGGCACGCTTGCCTTGGGCATGTTCCGCGTGCGAGCCGCTTTTGCTGGTGGCGCCGGGTTGCTTGTCAGACGAAGCCCCGCCTCGCGCCAAAGCGAGTCCAGAACGGCCCGCTTCATCGCAGCCACGTCATCCGTCTTCGCGTCCATTAGGAGGTCAATTCCTTCACGGTCCACATCACGCTTTCCTCCAGCGCCGTCATGCCGAGTGAGCGGTAGCGACCGGGCTTCACCTGCTCAAACAGCGCCTCTAGTTCGGCGGCCTTGGCCTTGATGGCATCGTGAAGCGCCTTCTCCTCCTCGGTCAGGGCGCGATAGCGCGGGCGGAACCGGCTCACCGGCTCATCCACGCGGGAAGACTGGCGCGCGTCGGGCGTGCCTTCAAAAACGTGGGTCATGACTTGCTCCGTTCGTGTTCAGGGGCGGCGATGGGGTCTTTCCACTGAGGGCGCGCGCCGGTCGCTTCCTCAATGATATCTGCCACCACTCCGCGCATCAGGTGCATGAAGGTCAACTTGGTCGCAGGCTGCGTGGCAAATCGCATGTGCAATGCGCCGAGCAGAAGCGCGTCACGCATCGTGTCGGGCATCGCGTAGTAGGCGCACCACAGATCGCCTTCTTGGCGGAAAGCGAGGCGTCCTATCTTCGTGCAGTCAGGCATCACGCCGCGCCCCTCTGACCGGCGCGCTCGCGCTCGCACCAAGCCTGCCACCCGTGTGTGACGTCCTGGTTGAGAATGGCACCAGATCCGATGGCCTGCAACTCGCATTCCATCCGGACGCACGGGTGCAGCCCGTGTCGCTTCTTGAAACGGCGAGCAGCACGCATCCGCCCCTCTCTCTCTCTCTCTCTCTCTCTCTCTCTCTCTCTCTCTCTCTCCCTGTCTCAATGTCTGGTCGGCTTGCCAAACACGTGGCTTGCCACAAAAATAGGTCCTTCGCGGACTTCAACGACTGCCACAAAAAGCTTGGTACGGCGCGCCAGCTGTTGCGCCCGAAACTTCGCAAGCCCCTGGTTGGTAAAACAACGCTGCAGGAGCCGACGGTTCGTGTACGGGTCCACGACGTAAAAGCGCGTGCTCATGTTCATTCCCCGCGAGGAGGCCTTGCGACCTCGAACCCCTCACGAACAGCCTGATTGAGAGCTGCGACGACCTGCGCTTTGGCGTAGCCGATCTCCAGCTCCGCGATACGGGCATCATCCGGCGCCTTGCGGACAGACAAGCCGACGTCAGCAAGCATCTCCCTGAGACACTCGCGAGCCTGAGCCTGAGTGGACGCGTACCGCGGGACACAGTCCGGGACACTGATGAAGTAGACTCTCATTTCAATCTTTCCTGAAACGGCTCGTCTTGTTGACACCTGTGAAGCCGGGTCCGAATCCGTCGGACGGCGCGCTGCTTGGAAAGCCTGACAAACGCATAGACTGCCACCAACGTAATTGCTGACAGCCACAATACGTCGACCAACCAACCAAGCAGCGCGACTAGCACAGCGTTTCCGTGCCTCAGTTTTCTTCGTACACGTCGATGCGCGGGGCGTCGATCTCGTTCTTGAACATCGCCTTGATGTCCTTGCGGAGGAGGGAGACGACCTTGGCACCGCTGGGGTTGCCGTCGTCCTTCAGATCGTTGGCGACTTTGGTGACGAGCTCAGCGATCTCGTTCCCGAGATCCTTGAGCATGAACTTGACGTCCGCCTGCTTGTACAAGTTGGGCTTCTTGGCCATTGCGGTCAGTCCTTCTTTGTGATGTGGCTTGATTGCCACGTTTCACCTATCTGTCGGGCACGTCGTAACGTTTTCTCCGACATGTCCGAGCCTCGCTCGAACAGCTGGAAGCGCGGCAATGCACCGCGCAGAAATTCGTCTTCAGTGCGGTCGTGCGGGCCGAGCACGACGCAAGGCAAGCACAAGGCACCTTCGGGGAACTGCAAATCGACGTATTTGAATTTGAATACGTGCGAGGTGCCAGACTGCCGCTCTTCTTTGGGAGGAGCCGGCTCTCCGTCCACCAGGTGCAACAACCTCTCGGCAATCTGCTCGTCAGTGGGCCTTGACACGACCTCGAACATCGAGTCGTGCTGCGGCGGTGGATTCAGCTTGCATGTGCCAATAGGCGACACACGGCCGCCACCGCGGTCGACCACGACAATAATATTGTTCTCAGGTTCGTAGGTGCGCGACATTTGAGGATCTCCTGGCGTAAAGGATACGAAGCCGCAAAGGCTCTGTAAACATGTGGTTATGTGTAGAAATCGACTTTGAGCGATTCAGCCTAGTTGTGAATCACAGCGGTCGAGCCTGTGCCTGAAGCAGCTCGGGTTCGTTGTGACGTGCGGGCCGGTCAAGTTTTATGTGCAACCCACGGGCCAGCAGCTCTTGGTCGTGTTGAAGAACACGCACTTCGGGAGACAACACAACCCGCAACATCTTTTGGCCCGTCTGTTCAGCCGAACGCTGCGCAAGACTTTCGTTTGTGGTCAATGAAACCCAGCCATGAACATCAAACGCCTTGTTGCCGATGCCGGTCTTGGCGATAAGGAAGGCAGCCTGCGGCTGTTCGAGCGGCCTGGCGAATTGTTCAAATTCCTGCTCAAGCTCTGCGTGCGCCTGTCGTGCCTGTTGAAGAGTCACACCATGAACACGCTCAAACGCATCTTCAGGCGTCTTTCCATCATCCACATCTCTCATAGCACGCCTGAACGCGTGGTCACGAAAGAATTCAACGACCGGGTTGGTTGCACTGTGAAAACTTTGAAGACTTTGCGGCGTCGAAGACTCCATGGGCGTGGTCAAAGTGCCTGGCGCAAGCTCGGCTTCGTCGCCGGCGGCCCCTTGCACACCGTACAGGTCTTGAAGAAAGCTGTGATAGTTTTCGTGTTGCGAGGGATCATACTCCTCGTCCAACTCAGTCAACTGGTCGTTAGAAAGCTGGCGGTACCCACGAAGCACCTGCGTAGGACCGTCCGCATGGTTCACAGCAATTTTGACAAGCTGATGGGGGCCCGTTATTTCAAAATCATGGTAGGCCGTACCGTGCCACCTGCTGCTGTCTATTTCAGAATTCTTCAACTCGAACTTGAGCATGCCGATTTCGTTTTCTGTGAACCCTCGTTCGCGAAGCTCGTTCTTCAATGCTTCGATGAACTCATCCGGTGCCTCGTAAAAGGCCGCATCTTGTGCAACCTCTCGGGCGTCCCCGTCGCTGTAGTGTGGAAGATCTGTGTCGTTTTGCAGATTCTCCAAATACATGCGACGAGCTGATTCCTTCGCCTCATCCTTGAGGCGATCACGAACTTGATACGGAACACTCCTAAGTCGTTCAAAATAAGTCTTTTTTTCAGCAGGTGAGTTTTCAGGTTGACGTGTGTCTTGGTCACTAAGATACTTGGAAACAAGCTGGTTGTAAAGATTGCGCCAATCAGGCTCTCTTGGGTCGTAGTCGCTGAGACCCACCGTCCGAGGCCACGTAATTGTAAGCATCGGCCCCAAGTTTCTGGTGGCCTGATTTTGTGTCGCAACAGCAGGAGAACCCACGGCGGCAGCGGTCAAGCCGGCCGTTACACCTAGAAAGGCACGACGACTAAGTGACGGCTGCTGGAAGCCGCTCGGTGCCTGCTGCGCAGGCCGACTACCGGCGGCAACACTGGCAGTCAGGTCGATTTGGTCGGCGTGGTGCGGAACAAGTTTGTCCACCGGTGCTTCTCCTTGAAGACACTGCAAAGAGTGTATATTCAGGACGATCTTTTGTAAATGAATAAGTTATGGGCGACGGTACTTGGCGCGGCTTTTTGTGGACTTGTCCGGTTCGCGGGCCTCGATGTGATCAATTGCCTCCTGGCGCGTGGCGTTTATCCAACGTTGGTAGTTGCGGACAGCATAGTAGCGGTCTACCCCGGCCGTCGTCTTGATAGGCGAGCCGTCAAATATTTGCGAAACGCCTGCGCGGCGCAGCTCACGGCCTAATCCGTTGGCAGTCACACGACCCCGACCGTCTGGGTCGTAAAGTGCCAACAGCTCGGCGTTGGTGAAAAGGTCCTTCTTGATCGGCACATTGCCGACCTTGAGCACCGTATCTGGGTTGTGAATAAGGCGGCGGACCCAGCTGGCAAGATCCGAGCGCACGTCCTCGGTCATCCGGTCCTTTGCTGCAGTGCGGATGGCCGTGCCCGCTGGGTTGAATTCTGAGCAGTCGTGTTTGAGCAGCCAGTCGAAGACGTAACTGGCACCGCCAGCTTGCAGCCACATGTTGAATTCCACATAGAATTCCTCTGGTAACGGTGGGACGACCACCTCGTGGATAAAGAACCGGCGGTCGGTGTCTTCAAGAAAGAACGCGTCGGGCTGGTTTGTGGTAAACAAGTAGTTGATGCAGTCGGGCACGACGTAGGTCGGCATGTATTTGGCGTTGATGCGAATGGACTGTTGTGTGATGAGCTTTTTGAGCATGTCCGCGTCGGCGCGTTTGTCGGAACCGGTGACGTCGTCGCCTAGCACAAACTGCTTGTTTTCGGCCCACTCGTTGAACGAGGCGTGGAGATCTGACTGGTTGATCTCGGCGAAATTGTCACCGTAGATGCGGCCAAGTGTGTAGCCGATGAGCGATTTGCCGGTGCCGTGAACACGGCCATGGATGACGGCGGAGGAAAAAAGCTTCGTGCCTGGGTGTTGCAACGGGTAGGCGCACCAGTCAAGGAACCAACGCTTCGCAGCAGGCTCGGCCCCGGTAAAGAGATGGTCGATCAGTTGGAGAAAAGGTTTGACGTTGCCGGCCCGTGGCTGCACACCCCAACCGCGCCAAGCGTTGTATTCCAGGTCGTGCAGTTGCGGCAGGCCTGGCTTGTAGGTGATGCGCCTGACCTGGTGGCGCAACGGCCACTTGAGCCACGCCTCGGCTGCCGGTGTCGGCCTGATGTCCATCGTGCCGTCATCTTTGAGCACCTGCTCGGCGTGCCTGACGTTCGCGTACGCGTGCTCTTTGAATTGGCTGGGCGAGAGCTTCTGGCCGTTCTCAAGTTTGATAATGATGCCGGGGTCCTCGACGTAGGCCAGCTTGTCGTTGAGTTCCCACAGCGTCTTGGCAAGCGTCATGGGTTGCGCATGTTGGATAATCAGGTCGTCAACGGCCTGTGGACCGACCTGCACGATGTAGTCGTCGAGGCCAGTCTTGTCCGGGTTGCCGTCGCCACCGAGGTGCGGCAGGGGGAGCACAAACGGCCGGGCGCCCCGGTCGCACAGAAGCTCAGCGAGCTTGCGCAGGGCCTTGCAGACCTCCGGCTTTGTGTTGAAATCACTGTCGAAGCAGATGTAGACGATGCGCCGGGCCCATGTGAACGCCTCAAGCTCGGGCAGGAAGGTGAGCGCCAGGCGCTTGCTCGAGTACGCGGAGACACCGCCGAGCCCGATGGTCGGCATGCCGTGCAACGACGCCGAAGCCGCCTTGAGCTCACCCTCGGTGATGGTGACTGGGGTGCGCCAGTCCGAGGCGAGAAGCTTCCAATCGACGTTGCGTGGAAAGTAGGCGGCCGGTGCCGAGTCCGGAAGCTGTGTGTACTTGTGGACAATCGGCTTGTCTGTGCCGGGTCTGAGCGGAATGTTGAGATACCGTAACCGGTAGAAGTGTGGAATGCCGGGCTGGCTGAGAGGCCTGCCGTCGAGGTCGTAGTAGTTGAAACGGAGGGCCTCGAGCGGCTTGAAGGATTCGTGAAGGGACGCGGTCTGCTTTTCAGTGAGGCCCACTATGTCCAATGCAATGGCCTGCTCGGCTGTGATGGCGGATTGCCGCAACTTTTCCAACTGGGCCTCTGAGTACCCAGCGCTTGGCTTCTTAGCCATAGTGTGGACCCTCAGAAAAGAGGCGCCAGGTCCGGCAGTCGCTCGAGATGCGGCGAGCCGTTGCGCAAGATGTGGCGCAGCGCCCAGAGCTCGTGTGTAGGTGCCGAGGAAGAACGTCGCGACTCTCCGAGTGTGACGTAGACCAGGCCGCGGTTGCTAGAGATGAGGACGGGAAGCGACTGCTCGCGAAGCAGAATAAGGCCGAGCAGCTTTTCCTTGTCGCGCACAAGACGAAGCTCACCAGTCTCGATCTCGCGCAGAAGGTAGTCGTAGCCACACATGTGGACGAGCACACCCATCGCGCCAAGCACAGCAGCCGTCTTCTCCATCTGCCGGCTCGATGAAGACGAGACAAAGTGCGCCTTGTGTTCAGTCAGCTGGTCTAGCCGTGCCTCGAGATCAGCGCGCTTCTCGTGGTGTTGAGCGTCAGAGGCAGCGGCCGCCTCGACGCGATCTATCTCAAGCTCCCAGTCCTCCTTGATGTTGCTGTGCAGCGCACGGGCTTGGAGTTTGTGAGACTGGAGCTGGGCGGCCTTGGACCCGGCTACTCGGTTCTTGGACATGTGACCCTCGTTAGTCAAAACAGTCCAACTTTAACATATTTTAGTCAAGTTGTAAATACTAAAACTTGTGTACGGATGTTCAAAATGACACAAGGAACAGAAACAAAATTATCGCGAAGCTTATATATCTATCTTTCCTACCCTCTCTAATAATAATAATAATAATCACCTTTTTTCGTCTCTACTAGGAGGATAGCGAATGCGCATTCTGTAATCTCGTTTTTCACATAAATTGCCACATTTGACGTGATACTTGGCCACTTGGGACTTTGCGCCGTTCAATTTTGCCCGTTCAATCTCCCTCCGCAAGATGCGGCTGGTCGTCATCAGTCTGGTTGCTTGTCGTTGTGTTGAAAAATGGTTTGGTGTTAAGCCACAGCCTGGCCATTTTAGTTTCACCTGAAACTATTTTGGACAGTCTCGAGGAGGCTTGTCGCCTTCCGTGGCGTCCCCAGAAACTAGGTTTTGTGCACCTGGTGCCATGTCTTGTGAGCATCGGACGCGTGCGCATGCAACAAGGGGCCCAGAGCAATGCTCCAGGCCCCTGTGCTTGGTGCGCGGCGCTCTGGTTCAGGCGCGCGGCGTCGGCACCTCGATCCCGGCCCGCCGCATCTGGCAGCGGTACCAGGTCGGATAGTGGTTCTTGTGGGACGGCAAGTCCAACTCCGTGAGGATCTCACGGTTGGTCTTGCCCGCGAGGATCATCTCGCGGATCCGAGCGGCCGTGCTGTCGGCGCGGGCCGTACGGACCTTGCGCTCCTCGCTCTTCTTGGAGGCGGCCGCAACCTTGCGGGCCACATCCATCACGCTCTCCAGGCGCCGGATACCGGTCGCCCGGTCCTTGAACTTGGCCACGGCGTTCGCGTTTGCGAACGGGGCCACAATATTGAACGCTTCGACCAGCTGCGGGCCGGTCAGCTCGGCGATCTGGTCGGCGGTCAGTGCGGCGATCTGCTGGATGTTCATGTTGGTCTCCCATATGGCACCGCATCGCGCGGTGTGTGTTCTGTATACCCACTTCCAGCGGCCGTGTAAACAGCTATTTTCATCCGGCCCAAAGATTTTTTGTGTGGTCCGCTTGAAAATAGCTGTTTACAAGCGGCCCCAAACGTGGTAGGATGCGCTCGTTCCAACCACTAACTGGGAGACTGAGGTCCGTGACCTTCAACGAACGCAACTACCTGCCGCCCAACGCGCGGCTCTCGCTCTACGTCCATCCGTGGTCGGCTCGCGACCGCACCTACCTGCGGCTCCCCGACGACGTGTTCTTTATGGACGTGCGGCTCGACAGCTACGCTCGCGCGGTCTATGACCACGCTCGCGCGCTGATCGCCGCCGGCGCCGTGGACCGAGACGAGTTGTGCGTCTCGGTTACATGGCACAACGGCTGGGGGCCGTTTGAGTGGACGACCATGGACTTCGACGACTTTGAGCGTCGCATCGAGCACGGCCAGAGGGTAGAGGAGGTCGCGCCCGACACGGGCGGCTAGACCTGGCTGGCTGTGTCCTTGGCGCAGGCAAGGCTTGGCCAAGGACGCATGCCCTGTGGCCATTCTTGCGCGTCCACGGGGCAGTCGGCTCGTGCTGAGCGCCTTGGCTCTATGCTCCGCGCCGCGTAGCGCGTTTTTACGTGTACACGCGGCGTCGAACGTGGTAGCCCTGCCCCTGGTGCAGGGCGCATGTCCCTCAGCACCTCCACAGAGGGACAACCCAACATGAGCCTCCTCAAGAACTTCGGCCCCGCCATCGACCCGGACGGCAACGAGCTCCTGATGCTCGACACGCTGCGTGCCGGTAACGGCTTTCCACAGAACGTCTCCATGGGTGCGCTGCAGGTCAGCGGAACCCAGATCGGCAATCTGAAGAACCTCATCATCGGTGGGGACTTCAGTGCCAACCCGTGGCAGCGTGGCACGTCGATCGGCTCGATCACCAACACCCTGACCTACACGGCCGACCGCTGGGCCGCTGTGTCTGGCACTGCCGGTGCCAGCATCACCGTCTCGCGCCAGTCCGACACCACCACGCCCGGCGTCCAACACGGGCTGCGCTTCCAGCGTGCGTCGGGTAACACCAACACCTCGCCGCATCGTCTGGTGCAGGTCCTCGAGAGCGCCGTGGCGCTCCGTGCGCAGGGCCGGCGCGTGGCGCTCAGTTTCCGAGCGTTCCACGGTGCCAACTTCTCGCCCGTCGGTGGCACGCTCAATGTCGTGGTGGCGACAGGCACCGGCACGGACGAGTCGGCCACATCCTTCGTCGCCGGCACCTGGGCGGGCTACACCGCGCTTCCCACCTTCGTGCCAGTGGGCGCAACCACCCAGATCCCGGGTCCGAACGCCAACACCATCAGCGGCCTCGAGGGTGGCTTCGGACTCATTCCGGCGTCCTCCGTCGCGCTGCTGCCACGTGAGCAGTACTTCCAGATGGTGTTCGACGTGCCCTTCAACGCCACGCAGCTGGGTGTCATGTTCGTCATGAACCCGGTCGGCACGGCCGGCGCCAACGACTGGTACCAGATCAAGGATGTGCAGCTTGAGGTGGTGTCGACCACGCAGCCCTTCTCGTCCATGTTCACCAGGCGCTCCGCCGTTGAGGAGAGGCTGCTTGCTCTCCGCTACTTCTGGCGCCTGAACGAGCCCGAGACGGCTGCTGCCGTGGTCGCCAACGGCATGATTTCCGCCACCAACGCCCAGACGATCCTCATCCCGACCCTTGTGCCCATGCGCGTACCGCCGACGGTGACCGTGGTCGCTGGCACGTGGCGCTTCAACATCGCGGGCACGCTCACGGCAGTTGCGGGCTTCGCCGGTGGCGCAGCGGCCACGCAGACGACTACCGCCATCAACGTGGTGGGGACGGTCACGGCGACGGCAGGCCAGGCCACGCAGCTGGTGTCCGGTGCCTCGGGCTTCGGTGGCCAGATCAACGCGAATTCGGAACTCTGAGCTACGTGATCGGGCGGATGGGAGGTTAGTCGACATGGGACTGCGTGGACCGAAACCGGGCACGCCAAGCCCGAACCGTGGTAAGACGAACCTCTCCGTCCGCCCGTTCTCAGACGCGTTGAATTTGGCAATCAGACGCATCATCGAAAGCGGTCCTGACAAGGGTCGCCGCCGCCTGGATGTGATTGCCGAGCGCCTGGCACTTGCTGCCTTGAACGGGGACCCGTGGGCCATCACGGAGGTGGCCAACCGCTTGGACGGCCGTCCCGCGCAGCAGGTCTACTCGCTTGACCAAAGCGGTAATCAGATGCCCGCATCGCTGGCCATTATGTTCGTGTCGCCCGACGGCAAGACGGCAGTGCCGAGCCAGACTTACTTTCCACCGACAATCGAGCACGAGCACGTGCCTCACCGTGACGAGGAGCGCGGCCCGTAGGCCGTCTGAATTCACAGCGTACCCGGTCCTTGCGACCCGTCTGCAAAAGTTTTGGCAGACACTTCGCTGGTTGAGGAGGCAGAGATGGGACAGACATTGAACACAGTTGACCCGTACTTCAACGCACTGAAGACCGGCGTTGTTGAGATTCAGAGCGGCGAATCACTTTCCTCGCCTATTTGGATCGGTAACTGGGCGCTGACCGCCATTCGCATGCCGTCCAGTTGGACAGCTGCACCGATCACGTTCCAGGCTGCAACATACATTGACCAGAACATCCCGATCGGCTTCGGTCCTGACTCGGACTGGCTCGATATCCACGACGCTCAAGGCGACGAGTCTGCGTGTTTTGTCGGACCCGCGATGCACGTGGCACTCTGGCACATTGGGCTTCGAGGCAACCTGTACATTCGGATCAGGTCCGGCTTCGCGGCCAGTCCGGTTGCTCAGGGCGACCTCCGAAAGATCACACTTGTTTTTGGCGGGGTCAGCTGACATGAGTGCATCACTTTTTGGTGGACCGTTCGGCGGCCCAGGTTATCGGACAGCACTGCACCTGCCCTACCGAAATGGAGTTTGGTACGGCACCGATATTGGTTCCGGGGTACGGCTCTCAGATCCGTTGCCGACGGATACAGTGTTCTTTTTCCCCCTCTTCATTGAGTTTCCGACGCCTATGAAGAGGATTGCTACGGGCGTCGGCACGTCCGTTGCCGGTGCAGTTCTGAGACTCGGCTTGTATGCGAATCGTACTGACGGCGTTTTGGGGCCGGGAAAAGCTGTCATCACCTCCATGGACGAGTACGACATGGGTCTGACGACACATACAATTATTGCTTTTAATTTCAACACGCCCGTCCAACTGCCACGCGGCATATACTGGGGTGCTGCACGTGGGGGCGGCAGCGCGGCTCCGCAGCCGTACGTGGTCAATATCAACCAAACCGTTTCAGCGACTTTTACGAGACATCTGGGCGGTATTGACCCCCGACGCGTGTACTTTGGAGGAGCGGGGCTTTCGTTTACTGGGGTATCTGCCCCGCTCACGTATACGGATCCTTGGCCCGACATGGCTCCGAATGTCACAGTGATAAACACGACACCCGGCAGCGTCGTCATTGCATGGCGGAGGGACTGAGAACCATGCCTTGGGTGCAGATTGCGGAGCTTTTTTCGGCTGGCGCACTTGCCGGTGTGGCAGGTGCCGTCGCACGTATCGCGCACCCTCGTCGTCGCCGTCTTGGCAAATGCGTGTTGTGGGAGTTTCCCAGCGCATGTCTGCTCGGTTCTGCGGGCTTTGCGCTCGGGGGCCTGCTTGAATTCAACGAGTATGGTCGGTTTCTCATCGGGATGGCTTTTGGTTACTTGGGCGTCGCGGCTATTCACGACCTCGTCGTGTCCTTGGTATCATTGCGTATGAAAATGTCTAAGAAGGATGTCGACGAGCTCATCATACGTCAATCTTCGGACAAGGATGGTGGCTCATGACAGACGCCACTTCCTCAGAATCACTGAAATTACAGTTTCCTGAAAAGCTCAAAATACTTTTTGAGCCGAAGCGCTACAAGATCCTCTACGGAGGACGTGGCGGCGCCAAGTCTTGGGGTGTTGCTCGTGCGCTTCTTGTACTTGGTGCTCACAAGAAATTGCGCGTGCTCTGCGCCCGTGAGTTTCAGAACTCAATCCAGGAGTCGGTTCATCACTTGCTTGAGTCTCAGATCAAGTCACTTGGTCTTGGGGCATTCTACAACACGACGCAATCAAAGATCACTGGTGTCAACGGTACCGAATTCATTTTTGTGGGTCTGAAGAACAACATCAACAACATCAAGTCCTACGAAGATTGCGACATCGTCTGGGTCGAGGAGGCTGCCAACGTCTCTAAGCGCAGTTGGGACGTTTTGATCCCTACGATCCGCAAGGAAGGCAGTGAGATCTGGATCACTTTCAACCCCGAACTTGAGACTGACGAGACTTACAGCCGCTTCGTCATGTCACCGCCCGAAGACGCACACGTTGTCATGATCAACTGGCGGGACAATCCGTGGTTCCCTGAAGTGCTGCGAAAAGAGATGCTGGCGCTGAAGGCTCGGGACCCAGCCTCATGGGTCAATGTGTGGGAGGGTCAGTGCTCGCAGACTATCGACGGCGCCGTCTATGCCGTTGAGCTTCTAAAAACTTTGGAGGAGAACCGCCGCACGCGTGTGCCGCACGATCCGTCAAAGCCCGTCTATACTGCGTGGGACCTTGGACGAAGCGACTCTACCAGCATTTGGTTCATACAGCTTGTCGGCTATGAACGCCGATTTATTGACTACTATTCCACGACAGGGCACACGGCTGAGCACTTTGTTTCAGTGCTCAACGGTAATCCGGAAACAGGTGCCCATCGTTCAGCCTACCACTACGCCACGCACTACTTGCCGCACGACGCGGCTGCCAAGACAATACTTCACCCGTTGTCTTTTGAGGGCCAGTTGAAGGCGTTGATGCCGAATTCGCGCACCGTGGTGGTTCCGCAAATCTCGATACACGACGGCATCAACGCTGTACGTACCATGTTTCCGCGCTGCGTGTTTGACCAAAACTTGACGCAGGACGGTTGGCAAGCACTTTCTCATTACCAGTACGAGGTCAAGGACGGGCGGCGTTCAAAACTGCCTATGCACAATTGGGCGTCGCATGGTGCAGACGCGTTCAGATACGCCGCGGTTGGATTGCGTGACTACTCGAAGCCTGCCGCCAGCCAGATCCTCCAGGCGTTGGAGTCTGCAAAGAGACCGCGGGTGTCGCAAGATCTCCAACGCTTCAAGTACGGTGGCGGCGGCAACAGTGATTGGATGAGCCGATGAGCGAAAACCTCAGCGCACAAGCTGGTACAGAGGGCGCCCAGCGCGAACGCGATCGTGTTCGCACAGTGTCTAAGCGGCAGAGCGACATGCTGATGCCGGAGATCAAGGAGCGTTTCAAACAGTGCGAGGAATTCGAGGCTTACACCAGACCTATCAACCTTGACGACCGTCGCTTCTACCACGGCGACGCTGAAAACTTGTTCCAGTGGCCGCGCGGCGTGCTTCAGGACCGTGGAGAAAAGCGGCCACGTATTACGATCAACAAGACACAACACCACGTTGCGTTGATCATCAACGACCAGAAGCAGAACAAGACGTCTATCAAGTATCGTGCAACGGGGTTTGGGGCTACGGCGCAATCGGCCCAGATAAACCAGGCACTTGCCAGACACGTGATGGCTCAAAGCAATTTTGAAGACATCATGGACAAGGCATGCGAGTTTCAAGTAGTCGAGGGCATGGCTTACTGGCGTGTGGTCACTGATTACGTCTCGCCGGACTCGTTTGAACAAGAAATCTACATCCGGCCGATCAAAGATCCCCGGATGGTCTATTTGGATCCAAATATTTCGGCAGACGATGGCTCGGACGCACGGTTTGGGTTCATTTTCTCAGATGTACCGCGATCACTGTTTGAAGCGGAATATCCAGCCTATCGCAATCTTCTTTCGTACTCCAATACTCTGGGGTCCGACTTCCAAAACATGTGGTACGACAAACACATCGTGCGTGTGGCTGAGTACTATCGACTCTCAGAGGAGCAGGATGAGTTGATCGAGTACGAGGTCGAGGACGGTTCAGGTGAACGTCGTGCTGTCCGAGCTTCAAAATTGCCGCGCAAGCTGGTTGAACAATTGAAACAGATGCCGACTTCGCGGGTGCGCGAGATCACAACCAATAAGTGTGAGTGGTTCAAGATCGTCGGCGGGCGTGTTATCAAACGTGGCGATTGGCCTGGCGCCTATATTCCGATCGTGCGTGTGCCGGGGATCGAGTCTATTATTGACGGAAGGTACGACCGACGCGGCCACGTGCGTATGCTGAAGGATCCTCAACGGGTCTATAACTACTATTCCTCTGCTGGTGTTGAGACCGTGGCGCTTCAGTCTCGCACGCCGTACATGGCTTCCGCGAAGGCTATCGAGGGGTACGAGGCCTTGTGGGCATCGGCTAACATCGACAACCCATCCGTGTTGGTCTATAACTCTTATGATGACGAGGGAAACAAGCTTGAGATGCCGCAGCGCATCGAGGGTCCTCGGATGCCGGAAGCGGTTGTCCAGGGTCTGATGATTGCATCAAATGAGATGATGTCAGTTTCGGGCCAGTACCCGGCGCAACTTGGGAAAGACGAACAGGAAGTTTCGGGTGTTGCAATCGCCAAGCGTCAGCAACAGGGTGACACCTCTACCTACCATTTCATCTCCAAATTGTCCATGGCAATCCGCCATACCGGTGTCATTCTTCTGGATCTTTTTCCCAAGGTCTACGACACCGAGCGCGTCATCCAGATTGTTGGAGAAGATGGCACCGAGAGTGCGGTGAAGATTGACCCGATGTTGGATTCCGCGTCCGTTGGGTTGTTCGGCGAGAACGTGCCTGAAAAAGAAGCCCAGAAGATGCGGCGTCGCGGGATGGTCGAGTTTGCGCTCAATCCGGCAATTGGCAGATACGCGGTTTCGGTGGATGTGGGTCCGTCTTACAACACCCAACGTCAAGAGGCGTGGAACGCACTCAGCCAGATCATCACACAAAACGCGGACCTTACTGCAATCATCGGCGACCTTGCACTCAGGTCCGCGGACTTCCCATTGGCGGACGAGGCTGCGGAGCGGCTGCGCCGTATGGTGCCAGCGCAGGCACTTGGTGACGCTCCGTCGCCGGAGGTAACCGCGCTGCAACAGCAGGTGCAAAACCTCACGTCAAGCCTTGCTGCGGCTATCCAGGCGCTTGGAGACAAGGCTGCTGACGTCAAGCGGGACCAGGAGAAGGTCCAAGTTGAAGTCTATAAAGCTGAGACCGACCGCTTGAAGACTATGTTGGATCAGTTGAACCCGGAAGCGTTGCGAGCTTTGATCACGACGACTGTGGTCGAGGCGTTGAGCACGTCGTTGCAAGACGTGAAGCGCACGACCGAGGCTTTCCTGGCGCCGCCTGAGCTGCCGCCGAATATTCCGGCTGAACTTGGACAGCCAGAACCTGAGCCATCGACACCGGGTCCGCTTGCAGACCAGGTTGCCCAGGAGCTGGATCAGAGTCTCATTGAAGCCAACGCTATGCCTGCAGGTGATGCCAACAACGTGCTTGCGGGCATGCGGCAGGCGCCCGACGGCAAGTGGTACCTGCCGGATCCGCAGCGACCCGGTCAGTATCTTGAAGTTTCGAAAGGATGACGCTCATGACCTCGCACAAAAAAGACGACGACAACAAGGACAAGAAGAACCACAAAGAACGGCGGTTGGAGGACATGGCCGACCACGAGCTTGAGCTTTTGATGGCTGAGCATGCTTCGATCGGTCTCCGCCAGGCAAAGGACGGGAAGTGGTACATGCCCGACCCGAATCGTCCCGGCCGCTATCTTCAACTTTTGTGAGGAGTACGTGTTATGAAACAACGTGCTGCACACATGTTGGTGGCCAAGATGGCTCGCGACATGGCCTGTGAGATCTACGAAGATTGCGCAAGGGACAACGTCTTCCGGAAGCTCAATCCGAACATGGAAGATTTTGTCGAACGTACCTATGGGTCGCTTCTGGACCAAGCTCGGCAGGTTCTGGCGGCTATGCTCCAGCGTGATGATATCGGCGACCTCCTCAAGAACCAGATTTACGAGGCCCTGTGTCTCGACGAAATGTTCCAACGCCCGGCCAATGTGGTCGTACCGCAGAGTGGCCGAGAGGCGCGAGAAATGCTGACCAAGCACTGAGCTGTCCGCGAACAATCGCGGCTGAGGGCTTCCTGGGCGGCCCAAGCAAAACGCCCTGCGCAGAGAGAAGGTGTTTGAAACAATGTCTACCAACAAGATTGAACCTGAAGACGGTTCCTTGCAGTTTTCAGGCAACGTGCCTCGTGGCGTCGGCTTTGGTGCCGGCGTGCCAGAAGAATTGCACCCAGCGCGAGTGCTGTCAGAAACCGCGCTGGCAGCTCGTCCGCCCGCGATCCAGCGGGTCGAGGAGGCCGAGGATAGGCCAGAAGAGAAGGTCGAGTCCGAGACCGAGGTTGACAAGAAGCAGTCTCCAGAGGTCTCTAAGGAGAACCAAGACGAGTCTGACGACGCGTCGAAGGATGATGCAATCGTCTCGGACGATGATGATGACGATGGCGACGACGAGTCGAAGCGTGGCAAACCGCCAAAGTGGGTCAGCCGTCGCATCGACCGGATCACAAGGGACAAGTGGGAGGCGCGGCGGCAGGCCGAGGAGGCCAACAACCGTGCGACGGAGCTGTTCGCGCGACTACAGGCCGCCGAGGCGCGACTTGCTGAGTTGACCGCCGGCGCTGAACAGACGCCCCTCACTTCTGAAGATGTCGAGAAGCTCGCTGCAGCACGAGCTGAAAAACTCGCCGCCAGCAAGGCCGCCGAGTTGCAATTCAACAACGACTGCAACGAGATCTTTGAGTCCGGTGTGCGTCGGTTCAGTGATTTTGAACAGATGATGAACAACTATCGGACAGTCGGAGGCCTCACCGTGGAGATGGTGCAAGCCGCAATGCTCACGGGAGACGCGCCTCTTGCTCTCCACAGGCTCGCGCACAATCTGGATGAGGCCCACGCAGCGCGTTTCATGCCGCGTGACCAGTTGGCGGTCAAGCTGACGAAGATGGTGGAAAAGGCAAAGCTCAAGCGCGTTGCCGCCTCCGTCAGCAAGGCCCCGGCTCCTGTCGAGCCGATCCGCGGAGGTTCTCCGAAGCCGCCGGTTGATCTGGAAAAAGTGTCGATGGAGGAATTCATCGCAATGCGCAACGAGCAGATCGCGGCGCGACGCCGCCGCTGATTTGACCGTTTTGTACGGGGGTTCGTGGTATGTCTGGGTCTAACAACAAACTCTCGCCGTACCTTCGTGCGTACCACGGCTCCCCGTATGATTTCCAGAAATTTGAAAACAGTGCCATCGGGACTGGCGAGGGCGGGAAAGCTTATGGTGCCGGTCACTACGTGGCTGAAGCCAGGGAAACCGGTGAGCATTACATGCGGAGCGTGACTCGTGAGCGCACTAACGATAGCCTGTCTAGGCTAGTGTGGCGCGGTCATCCCGATTTTCCGGATGGATCGAGCCACCTTGACGTTGCCAAGTTGCTTGATCCTAAGACGGGTGACGACGTCGATTTAGATGACCACGTCAAGGCGTCTGTGGCTAGATTTCTAAGTGGAGAATACTACTTTCCAGACGTTTCTACATCTCGCGACGTTGATAAGGTGAAGTCAGCTGCTATTGACAGCGCGAATCGTGCGCTGGACATTGAGGCAAGGTACCGCCAAAAAAATCCAAATATTCCCAAAGATGGGCTCGGGCCCGTTTTGGAATGGGTTGGAAAATCTAAGCTGACGGGACAGGACGTCAAATATTTTAATTTGTTAAATGATATTCTCAGCAATGACAGAACTACCGGGTTTTTTTCTAAACACGGACACGCAATTAAGGATGCTGAGCTATTTCCAGGTTGGCAGTTCGGAACCTCTAAGGAACTCAAAGCAGGTATCCACAGATACTTTGCAGGACTGTCAAAAATGGCTGGTCGAGTCGCGGCGCGCCGCGCGTCTCAAAAAGACTTTTTCAAGTCTCTGGAAAAAGACTACCAGGACGCGCGTGACGCTTCTGCCGACGTGTACAATCTATCAAAGTGGTATGCTAAAAATCAAACAAATATTGAGGCGGCAAAGTTTCCAGCCTACAACCGTATCAGAGAGATTGTAGACTATATTTTCAAAAACTCAAATTTTGAGACTACAAATAACGCTCCTCCCGGCCGTCTTTACGAGCTTGCTCTTAAGGTAGATCCAAACAAAATGTTGGATTGGGACAATTCTATTGGTAGCCACCATGTCGATCTTCAACAGGCTGTGAGGACAATACCTGAACTTGCTCGCGCCCTGGAACATACTTATGACAAGTCCGGGAAAATTGAACACTACGCTTATTTGAGCCCCAGATACTCAACCGGCGCTGATATCTACAAATATCTTGCCAATCAGCGCGGCGGCCCAGTCTTGGCCACAAAGGCGCTTCATGAAGCTGGTATCCATGGAATCAAATACCTAGACTTGTTGTCACGTGGATCCAAACCGCATGCGCAAATCTATTTTGATGGAAAGCCCGTAAACAAGAACAGCCCGCCCGTTACGACGCCAGGGGCGGGAACGGCCGAGGAAAAAATTCAAAATGACCTTGCGCTTCTTCAGAGAACTGTTGAAGAGCACCGTGTCAATGCTGGAAATATTGACGAATTGTTCGACGATCTGCTGAACAGAACTGCTAATCTTTTAGGAGCCGTTAAATTACACAAATCCATACGTTCCGCCTATGAGTCTGCAAAGTCTCTGGGCGATCGTATCTCGGTCAAGCCCAATTCAAACGTGACTTATAACTATGTCATCTTCGATCCTGATATGATACAAATCGTCCGTAAGTACGATCTTGGTGGAAATTTGGTCGAAGATTACGGCTTCCATGTCAGGGAAGTCGACGGCAATCCGTTTGAAGGAGAAGACAAGTGAGCGTCTCAAACAAATTGACAAGCTCGGCCGGCTTCTCTATCAGTGAAGTACGGGACCCACAAAAGCTTTACGATGTGTTCAAACAATCCTACACTGCGGAAACCGGCAAGTCGTGGGATCAACAAAAGTTTGAAAGTCGTGCCAGCAACTGGAGGTTCTACGGCGACGAGAACGGCTACGTGGCGGTCAGACCACAAAGGTCCGGGATGTACAAGTTGGTCGGCGTGGCTGGTGCACCGCGCAGCATCGTCAGGGGGCTCGACCAGCTGATAGCCGAGGACGTTCCGATCTGGGGCGCGGTTTCAGAGCCGTTGGCGCTCATGGCGCGTCGGAAGGGCTTCGTGGCACCGCACCTGCACTTTGGTGGGCCCACACTGATCAAGCACGTGCTTAGCAACGTGCCTGACAGCGTGTTTGGGGGCATCAAGCCCACGATCAACAACGACGGTTCGATTGAACTTGACTACCCGGACACTGGAAAGGCCACGAAATACCTCATTGCCAATAAAAAATACCTGAAGCAGCTGACCGGTGTTCCGCAAGTGGCTGATAAGATCAAGGAGTCGTCTGCCGTCAAAGCGTTCATGAGGCTTGTGGGTCTGTAAGATGTCAGACACAAACGACGCCAAGAAGAACAATCGTGTGCACGCCGCCATCATGGCGTGGCACGCCTCGCCTTACAATTTTGACAAGTTTGCCCCCATGCGGAATGTTTCCGGCCAAGGACAAGGCGCCGCAACGTATGGACGCGGCGCGGCGTACCTTGCTGAAAGCGAGAAGGTTTCGGGGCCTGGTCTATCCGAATATATGAAGGAGTTTCGGTCGCATCCAGAAGTTACTAAACAACTGGATAAACCGAGATACCAGATCCGCGATCCTAACAATAGGGATAATTGGATAGATCTTGCGGCACATCGTGACTTCTTCAAATTTCACGATAACTCGTCTTCGCAAGACCTTGATCATCCTGAATTTGGTAAAAACTTTGTACTATCTGAGCTTTCTTCTGACAACAGCGTTGGTAGGCGCAACGCATTTATTGATAGTCTTAAGAGTCGCCTAAACTTGTATCGCGGCGTTTCAGACGACGAGAAAAAAGAGCTGCTTGAGAAAACAAAAGAAGATATGCGGGCAAGGTTTGACTGGGAAGCGTACGACATTGAGCACGCCAAGAAAGTAATTGACTACCTCCAAAGCGATCATTACCGCAACGATGTCCGCTATTATAACCCCTATACTGAGGGGAATTATTTTTTGGACCAACCACTGTCCTATTGGTCAACGGCTCTGAAGAACAATACAATTGAGCCTAAGCTGATCAAAAAATTCAAAGAACTTGGTTTGCTAACAGATGTTGACCATGAAGTCGCGGCTGAAGAAACTTCAAGAATGTTGGAATACATCATTGAAACCATGGATGACTCATATGAAGACCATATTTTTACCAGCGTTGAAGATATGGCCGAACACTATATCGAAATGAAATTGGACACTATGGAACATGAGAATATATACGATCTTGAGAAGGAAGATGAATATTGGAAATATATCAAAAAGCATTTGATGCCAAAGTTTGAAGATCGTATGAAGTTGGGGGGGCCGTATTCCTATCGCGTGGCCGTTCACGCCAGACCGGAAACTCTGCTTGATTGGGACAAACCGTTTTCGAGGCAGCATCCAAACGTCCAAGAGGCAATTCTGCGTGCCGTGCCAGTGCTAGATAGACAGTTGTTTCCAAGCGACGAGTCTCACAGAGCGGCTGTGGAGCTTATTCAAAAGAATGCACGACACATCTATGCCGGTCTTAAGACTGGTAGGAACATCTACGAAAATCTTTCGCATGCGCACGCACTCCCGGACTCGCAGGAGCATGACGAGGAAAAACGGCTCCGCGACGGCGCGTACAACGCTTCTGAGGCGTTGTACAATGCGGGTGTTCACGGGATTCGATACTTGGACGGGAATAGCCGAGCGTTGGCATCAGAACTTTACATCAAAGAAAAAGACTCAGAGATGTATGTTTCACCGACTGCCCGTGGCCCAAACGCAAGGTGGGAAGCGGGATATGCTGCCCGGTATGTCGAAAAAAATCACATCGACAGTGTACCAGAGTTGATCCAAGCACTTTCTAATTCCGGCTATGTTGCAGAAAATGCTCTTAAATGGGTGGAATCCAACAAGGATAAATTGCATATCAAGGTCCCGAAGCGGACCTACAACTATGTCATCTTTCACCCCGAGGTGTTGGAAATATTGGCCAAGTACAATATTCATGGAGACATGATCGAGTCGTTTGGCCCAGGCGCGCACTTCAAGGAAGTTGATCACAATCCATTTGAGGATGAAGACAAATGAGCCGCTTCAAGATTGCCTCGCGGCTGTACCACGCCTCGCCTTATGATTTCAACCAGCTTCGGGATCCACTGGATTACGTAGGAAAGGGTCAGGGCGCCAGTACGTACGGCGCCGGGCTGTACGTTGCAGAGAGCCCCGAAATCAGTGGGCCCGGACGTTCTCACTACATGCTTGAATTTGATCTGCATCCGGCGGTCATTGCGCGATCAGGCGAGCCCCAGGAATTTTTTCTCAATAAAAAAGTGTCACCAAATGCAGGTGCTCTTAATGCATACTCGGACAATGATATTGAATATCTTCGCAAAATTGTCAATTCCGAAGCAGATCGTGTAAGTAAGACTAGGGATAATCATCCAATTTTTGACCACCAAGTAAATCTGAAAAATATGAGCAATGCAGAAGTAATTAGCGGTCTCCGGAGACTATTTTCAAAATACCGTTCTGTCTTTAACAGCGGTTGGTACGGTGATAATCTGAATTTTCACGATTTTTTACATTTGTATCCTACTAGTGTAGAGAAGCGTGCCCTGTCCAAGCCTGTTGACAAAAAAGAGCGCTCTGACGCAGAGTTTGCAAAAATGCTAGCCGGCGTGAGCAGTATTTTGCCTGGTGAAACATTTCAATATCGACGACTGGACGGCGGGCCACTTTCATATGAGATGTCGTTTGGACTCGGTCCGCACGAAGTGCTTCTGTGGGACCACCCGCTTGATGTTCACCACCCAGACGCCCGCACGGCACTTGAGCAACTGTACGACGACGAGGTCGGTCTGCCACGCATACAATCGCGTATAGATCGTCGTGGAATTGGGGAACGTTACTTTGTCGATATGGCTGAGTATACCAGTGGTGAAGAGCTGTATAAAGAGCTAGCAAACCGTCTTGGGGGCCGGGAAAAAGCATCTCGTTTGCTCCGATCATACGGAATTCGCGCCATCAAATACCGGGATCAAAAAAGCAGGTGGTTGGACAACGAACTTTTGCTTGATCTGGACACCAATTCTGAAGAGTTTCCTAAGCCGACGTCCGACGAAGACGAGGCTTTTTTTGTTTTGAAAAACATGGTGCGGTCTAGGGAGTTTTACACGCTTGATGAAATCAATAGTTATATTGAAGACTTTATTAAAAGAAAACTTGCTTCCCCAGTTTTTGAAATTACTTTGAAAAATGCGCAGAAGTTCTTGAAAAAGTACAAAGATAGGTTGTCAATACGCGTGCCGGAGCGCACACACAATTATGTGTTGCTTGACGAGAAAGCTGCCAGGCTGCTTGCCAAGTATGACATTAAAGGAAACAAGGTAGAAGACTTTGGGGGCGAGGCCGTCGTATTGAAGCCTGTGGACCATGACCCGTTCAAGTAGCCGACACAAAGCTGGCTGATTTTTTATGTACACGAGCCAAGAAACGCGGTAATCGTACGCCCACAACTGGGCTTCGGCCCTGCAGAGCCTGCATGACATCCTCGGTTGCTGGCGCCGAGAAAAACTTGTTGGATGCTCAAGATCTTCCGACAAGCCGACGCCAACCCATCAACCGAAGGAGGCCCACGTGGCCAATCAGCTTCTCACCATCAACATGGTCACCCGCGAGGCGGTGCGGCTGTGGAAGAACAGCAACGCCTTCCTCCAGAGTATCGACACCCAGTACGACGACCAGTACGCGCGTACCGGCGCAAAGATCGGGATGTCGCTGCGCATCAGGCTGCCGAACGACTACATCGTCCGTACCGGACCGGCAATCCAGACGCAGGGCACGACCGAACCGTCGATCAGTCTGGTCGTCGCGACCCAGAAGGGCGTCGACATCGACTTCAACTCCGCTGAGCGCACCATGTCGCTCGACGACTACTCCAGCCGGGTGCTGGCGCCTGCCATCAACAATCTGGCCGGCAACATCGCTGCGGACATCATGGGCGGCGTCGAGGGCGGGATCTGCAACTTCATCGCCAACGTCGACGGCGGCGGCAACATTCTCAGTCCGACCGCCGCCACCTGGCTGACCGCTGGGGCCATCCTCGACGCCAACTCTGCGCCCATGGCAGACCGCAAGGTGGTCAATGACCCGTTCTCCGATGCGCGGACGGTCGCCACGCTCGCGGGTCTCTTCAACCCGACACCGCGCATCAGTGAGCAGTACAACACTGGCGCGATGCGTGACGCGCTGGGCTACCTGTGGATGCGCGATCAGACTGTCATCAAGCACCGGAACGGCAGCTTCACGGCCGGCACGGTCAATGGCGCCAACCAGACGGGCACCACGCTGCTGGTCAACCCGATCACTGGTTCGCTGAACCAAGGCGACATCATCACCATCGCTGGCGTCAACGCGGTGAACCGTATCACCAAGGTGACGACAGGCCAGCCGCGACAGTTCGTCGTGACTGCGCCGGCGCCCTCGGGTTCGACGTCGATCAACATCTTCCCCGCACTGGTGCCGGGCACCCAGAACTACAATCCCGACACCGGCAACGGTGCGCAACAGTACCAGACAGTCGACTTCTCGCCGGCCAACGCCGCGCCGATCGCGCTCACCTCGCTGCCCAACGCAGTCTATCGCAAGAACTTCCTGTTCGCGCCCGAGGCTGTGACCATGGCGGCGGCGGATCTTGAGCTGCCCACGGGCTCGGTGTCCGAGGCCTACCGAGAGAGCTTCGACAACATCTCGATCCGCATGGTCACCGGCTACCTGCTCGGCACGGACGTCACTGTGACGCGAATGGACGTTCTGTACGGCTATGTCTGGGTGCGCCCGGAATGGGCAGTGGTCGTCGCCGATTCGATCTGATCTACGATTGACTCGGTGAGTGTTTTGTTCAACTGAACCGGGGTCCGCTGTAACTCAGCGGCCCCGTCAACGCAAAGGAAACTTCCTGTGAACTACCCGGCAAACACGGGGCGCGTGCCAGAGCCGGCATACGTCCATCAGGAGTTCCCGAAGTGGGTGAACGGGCGCATCGTCTATTCCGCAGAGGAAGAGCAGGCGGTGTCCAACAAAGAGCCCGAAGACCCGCCGACCGTCACCGTGAGCGTGGCTCAAATGGAGCCGGCTCACGTTGAGGTGCCGCCGCCTCAGATGTTGAGCGGAGACTCCAACCACCTGTTCCCGACACCGACCAAGTCTGGTCGTCGGGCGGGTGTCAAGCGGTAACGTCAAGTGTCCGCCATCACCACCGCCCATGAGCTGATCGTCCAGGCCCTCAAGGAAGCGAAGATCCTTGGCGTCGGGCAGATGCCACAGGCGTCGGACGTTGACGATGCGTTGAAGCGCCTCAACATGATGGTGGGCCAGTGGAACGCCAAACGTTGGTTGATCTACAACCTCAAAGACGTGCCGCGTATTTCAAACGGCGGTCAGGTTTACACCGTGGGTCCAGGCGGCGAGATCAACATCACTCGACCAAACGCAATTCAGTCGGCTTACATCCGCGCACGTCCCGGTCCCGCCAACATTCAGCCATCTGCGAGCTACGTGGTGCCGGTAGGCCCGTCGCCTTTTGTCTACCAGACGCCGGTGCCCGGCACAATGACGTCGGTTGGCGGCGTCGGCGTTTCCGTCCTGTACTCAAGCGGGCTTGGACCTCCGGTATGGACACCCAGCAATTTCCCGATTGCGCTCAACGCCCAAGACTCGATTCAAGTCGTGTATTCGTCGGCCCCGACTCTGACGTTTTTCCCGACATCGCAGACGCAGGTCTTGACCGACGCACCGTTGTTTAGTGTCGACCGGCCATTGACTAGGATTGCGTCTTATGAAGACTATTCCAGGTTGACTTTGAAGGGGCTTGAAGGCTATCCTACCTATTTCTTCTATGATCCAAAGTTTCCCCTGGGAGAATTGCGCGTGTGGCCTACGCCGCAAGCCAACATCTATGAAATCCACATCATTGTTCGTGATGTGTTGAAGACGTTTGAAAATCTGGGCGCTACACTGAACATTCCGCCGGAGTATACGGGAGCACTTCTCTACAATCTGGCAGTGCGATTGAGGAGTATGGTGGGCCTTCCGCCGGATCCTGTAATTGTGGGGTTGGCCCGCGACTCGCTTGAAGTGTTGCGCAGTACCAATGCAGCTATCCAGACGCTCAACATGCCGTTTGAGCTTCAGAACCGGCGCACCGGTGGCTGGCGCGGCGATGTGACAACGATCGTGTGATGCCCCAGAAGATCCCCCTGTCAGGAGGTTCATATACAGCACGCTCGGTTATTTCCGACGCGCAGGCTTGCATCAACATGTTCCCAGAGAAGAACCAGCAGACTAGCGAGCTCCCGTTCGTCTATTACCCGACGCCGGGTCTTGTCAAGTTTGCCCAGGGACCTTTTGGAGCTGTTCGCGGATTGTACGAGGCGTCAAATAACAATGTCTATGCTGTAATTGACAACGGCTTCTACGAGCTGTCGTCGGGCGGCGCATTGACATTACGCGGAAACATCACGCCTGGCTCTAGTCCTGTTAGGTTTGTTGACAACACATTCGAAATTGTCATCTTTGACGGCACGTCCAACGGTTGGTACATGGATCTGACTACCAACACATTTGCGGCCATCTCCGACCCTGCTTGGTACGGTTCCGTGGGTGGCGGTTACCTGGACTCGTTCATGGTGTTCAATCGTCCCGGCACGCGCGACTGGTACGCTACTGAGTCCAATCAATTTCTGCCGCTTAACCCGTTGTACTTTGCGCGTAAGACGGCGGCAGGCGATTTGTTGCGCACCGTCACAGTGCGTGATCGTTCTATCTTGCTGCTTGGTGAAAACAGCCTTGAATTCTGGTTCAACTCCGGTAACGAAAGTTTTCCGTTTGCCATCCAGGCGGGCGCGTTTGAAGACATCGGGATTGCGGCGCCTTATAGTCTAGCGCAATTTTCAGGCACGTCGTTCTGGCTTTCAAAGAACCTTGCCGGCGACTCTCTCGCGGTTTCGTGCACTGAGTATCGCGTGGATCGCGTGTCCAACTACGCCATCGAGGCCGAGTGGAAGACGTATACGACCGTTGAGGACGCTATTGGCTTCGTGTATCAGAGTGGCGGCCATGTATTCTATGTTTTGAATTTCCCAACTGCAAATCGCACATGGGTCTACGACGCACAAGAAAATCTTTGGCACCGACGCGCGTACTTAGAAAGTGATGGTACGTTCTCGCGCCACCGGGCAAATTGCCACGTGTATGCTTTTGGGCGCCAATTGGTGGGCGATTACCAGAATGGTGCCATTTACGACATGTCTGACTCTGCTTACACGGACGACGGCACGGCCATCAGACGAGTGCGAGGTTTTCCGACAATTTCAGCGGACCAGCGCCGTATTTCGTATCTGCGGTTTGCACTTGAAATGGAGGTTGGTAGTGCGCCTCTCGGCGTGGTGCCAACTGTAGAAATGCGGTACAGCGACAACTACGGTCGGACGTGGTCCGATTATTTGCATCAGTCGTTGGGAGAGACTGGAGAATTCAACAGGTCCGTGGTTTGGAATAGACTTGGACTTGGACGAAATCGCGTTTTTGAAGTATCGTGGTCGTTCAATGGGCCCACCGCGCTCAAGGGTGCATTTGTAGAAATGGAGGTGTCTGAAACATGAGCACCTCACTGACAAACACGTTCAAGAACTCGTTTCCACTGGCAAAGCATCCGTTGGTGGACACCAGTGGATGCGTGACAGATCCGTGGCTGCGACTTATTCAGTCGTTGTGGAACCGCACTGGTAGTTACAATGGCTTCAACGGTCCGGGACTTGTTGACAACGTCAATTCAATTGTACTTTCTGATGTGACTAATCTTGACATGATAGCATTGGATGAAGTGCAGAATGTTCGGGATCCTTTTGTCGGGCTGCTCTCATCGAGTGAAGGCGTTCAGGATCCTTTTGTCGGGCTGTCCACGCCGAGTGAGTCCGATCCGTCAGCAATGCTTCCAGCAATCTCAGAATTGCGCGAGCTTGGCTACGCAGCCGGATTCAACTATCCGTTGGTGTCGTGCAACGTTTCTGCAACTGGGGCGTTGGCAGCTGAAAATCGCATCTACCTTGTGCCTTTCTACGTTCGTGCCGCATCCGTGAGGTTCTCGTCATTCAGCGCACGCGTGGTGACCGGCGGCGCCGGATCTGCTGCCAAACTTGGCGTGTGGGCTACGTACCAAGGTCTTCCTTCTGGGCTTCCAATAGTTGCCGACAATACAGGCGTTGCCACCACTACTTCCGGCGCCATTGTCACGTTCGCAGCTGCTGCAACGTTGACGCGAGGCTGGTACTACTACGGTGTCAAGGTGACAAGCGCCACGCGCCCAGTGTTTTTGAATATTCCAGGCACAGGTACGGAGGTCTCATCACTTCACGGCGCGCCAACCGCATCGGCGGCTCTTGGGAACGGTGCCACAGTTCAAGCGGCTGGCTTGTTTGTTGATGACGCCTACGCCAACCCAATGCCAGACTTAACTTCTGCGTCATTTTCCGCGTCTACGGGTGCGTCGCAAGGCGTCCCAATCATCTCCGCGCTTGTGGCATAAGGAGACCAGGCATGGCATTCACACCTCAACAACTGACGCCGACCCAAGCGGTGCCGACCACTGTTACGGCGGTTTATACGACACCCGCAGGTGCGCGTGCAATCATCCGTCAGGCCGTTTTGACAAACGTCACAAACGGGCCGCACACAGTGACGATCCACGTGGTGCCTGCAGCTGGCAGCCCGACCACCGACAACATTATCACCTTTGAGCAACGTCTGGGGCCGGCCGAGACTCAGATTGTCCAACCTCTGCTCAACACCGTGTTGACTGGCGGCGTTACCGTTCAAGCCGTGGCTTCGTCAGCCGCCTCAGTCAACATCACTTTGGGAGGATTGTTCGTGTAATGGCGGACGTCGGTTGCGCAGTTTCGAGGAAGATCAGGCCGGACCAAGTTTCGGTTGAGCTTGAACCATTTTCAAACGCCTACGCTGACATCTGCAAAATCATGCACTACCATTGGTTGGAAGTGGCTAAGGATCTTGTGACTGAATTGGACCTTGACCACAGGTTCTTTGCCGCGATGGATCGTGCTGGCAAGTTGGTGCTGGTAACGGCGCGCCACGGCAAGACACTGGTCGGCTACATCTTATTTTGCATCTTTAGGCCGCCGCACTATAATATCATCGTGGCGGCTGACGATGCTCACTACTTGTTGCCTCGATATCGGACGCTCCCACTTTTTACGCGAATGGTTCGTTGCGGCGAGGCGGCGTTGAAGTCAAAAGGTGTACAGGTCGTGCGCTTTCACACAAAGACCAAGGTTGATCGCACCAAGGTCTTCAAGCATCTTGGTTACGAGCCCGAGGAAATCCTCGTGCAGCGGAGGATCTGAACATGGCGTTTTCCGCAGTCGGCGCGCTGGGGGCAGCTACAGGACTGGCGTCTTCTCTGATTGGTGCGCGTGCGTCCAGGCGCGCCGCTAATCAGCAAGTTGCCGCTACACAAGAGGCCACGGCGGTTACGCAAAGAGAATTGGACCGCATTCGTGAAGACCTTGCCCCGTATCGTGGCATTGGTTTGCAGGGCGCGCAGGCGCTGCCGTGGTTGTTGAACCTTCAAGGCGACCCAAGATATTCTGCGCTTGGCGCTGGCGGTGAAGTGTACGGTCCTGATCTCGCCTACCAGTATTTTCAACCCACAATGGCGCAGCTGCAGCAGACGCCTGGCTACCAATTTGCTCTCAATGAAGGCCTCCGAGCCGTCATAAACAATGCAGCGGCCCGCGGCCTGGCAGGTTCTGGCGCGCAGGCGCGCGGCATGATGCAGTTTGCAACCGGCCTGGCATCCAACACCTACCAGCAGCAACTTGGCAACCACATGGCGCAGTTTGGCACAGATCTGAATGCCAGGCTTAGTCAAAACGCGCAGCGGTTCGGTCAGCAGGTGGCCAATGACACCAACCTTTACAACCGGCTTATGGGCGTGGCAGGTCTTGGCCAGAATTCGGCAGCGTTGTCGGCAAATCTTGGCATGGCAGGCGCTGGACAGATCGGCTCCAACCTGATTGGTGGCGGTAACGCGGCGGCCTCCGGTGCCATCGGGAGTGCCAACGCGATCGCAGGCGGCCTCAACGCGATTGCAGGTGCAGCCCAACAGTCGCTGGTCTTGAACAGGCTTCTCGGCAACACCACATCTGGGTTTAACAACCCGCTGGCGTCATCCGGTGTAACGGATCCCAGCACGATTTCTCGGAGATAAGCCACTATGTCAGGCACAGGTGTCGATCCGCGTATTGCGTTGGGATTCCAACAATCCCAAAACAATATGCTGCAGAACTTCATGCAGGCTGGTCAGGTAATCAGCGCTCTGAGCCAGGCCCAGGCCAACAACGAAATGTTGCAGGCGCGCCGTCAAATTGGCGCGGCCCTGCAAAACTCCATCGACCCCGTGACGGGTCAGCTCGACACACAAGCCTTCATGGGCGCAATTTCCAGAAACCCCATGGCTGGTTTCTTGGCACCTGAGGCTTTGGCACAGGCCCGCGCGGCACAGTTAGGCCAGCTGCAGGTGCAACAAAATCAAGCAGCACTTGGGATGAGACGTCTCGACAACTTGAGCCAGGTGCTTACCGGGTTGCTTGAAAATCCACAACTTACACGAGCCCAGGTCGTGGCGGCTGTGGGACGTGTCCTAGCACTGCCAGAGGCCGAACGACCGTTTTCCGCGCAGACCGCCGCGGCGTTCCTGGGAGACTTGCCAGAGGATCCGCGCGCCATCAGGCAAAAACTGATGGAGGTAGCCGGCTCGGTCAGAGAAAATCAGCTGAGGCTGCTTGACTTCCTGCCGCGTCCGCACGCTATCAACCTTGGTGGAAACGTGGGGATGATAGACCTCAACCCGCGCACGGCGCCGGGTCTTCCGGGATCTCGGCTGGAAATCACACCGACGCCAGGAGAACTCAACGAACCCCGTACCTTCATCGGCCCCAGCGGCGAGCCGCGTCAGGGAAGAGCAGCGGACGTGTTTCCAATGACGGGCGGTATGGGGTCACCGGCCCCAGGCCCTGGTCAGGTGGTCCCGGGCACAGGTCAGACGACCCCAGGCACTGGTCAGACCACGCCGCCCGGTCAAACCGGAGCCGTTCAGCCGCCTGGTGCCCAAAGTCCGGGCAGGCAGATTGGAAGCGGACGTTATCCCAGCCCAGACATCAACCCACCGGGCTCCACCGCGAGACCGCCCACGACTGTGCCGCCTCAAGCACCGGGAGGGGTCGCGATCGGACTTCCGCCTGGTCGCCAGGAAGCAATGGAGATGGAAGGTCAGCGTTCAGCGCAATATTCTTCCGATCTTGCTTCCCGAGCTCGTTTTGCACCAGAAAACATTGCAAATCTTCAACAGATGCGGGGTCTGCTTCGCCAGGTGACAACTGGTGGCCCGGTGCCCAGCATCATGAGGCGTGTAGTCACGGCACTGAACGCGATGCTTCCTGAAAATATGCGCATTGCGTCCGACGGCATCGCGTACCAAGAAGAGTTTGTCAAGCTTGCCGAACGTTTGGCTCAACAGCAGCGACTTGCTTTTGCGGGCGCGTCGCAGGCCTCTAACATGGAACTTGAGTCCGCACGAATAGCCAGCCCGAATGAAGGGATTTCCAATCTGGGCAACGACCGCATCATCGCACACTTGCTTGGAAACGAGCAAGCGATCCTTGTGCGAAATCGTGCGTGGCAGCAGTGGCGCAACGTAAACGGGGCTGAGTCTTTCATGCAGTTTGAGGCTGCGTTTGACAGAGACTTTGACCCCCGTGTATTCCATTCTATGTTCATGTCGCCGCAAGACCGTGCTAGGATGGTGAGGGACATGACGCCGGGTGATCGACGGCGTTTCGAGAACGCGGTGCGGGCGGCCATTCGTAATGGCTGGGTGACGCGTCAGGATCTTGGACTTGGAGAGCGCCAATGACACGTGAACAGTTGGACGCACTTTACTCTGAGGCCGGAAGGCGCTACAACGTCGATCCCAGGCTTCTTCGCGCTATTGCCGTGGTGGAGAGCGGCGAGCGTGCCGATGCGCTGGGCCCGCCGGTGCTAGTGAACGGCCAGACTGTGCGTGCCGTCGGGTTGATGCAGATCATCCCGTCGACGGCCAGAGCACTCGGCATCGATCCGCAAGATCCGCGTCAGTCTGTGTTCGGCGCTGCCCGTCTGATGTCCATGAACCTTGACCAAGCTCAAGGCGACGTAGAAGAGGCACTCCGCCTTTACTACGCGGGCCCCAGCATGAGGAACCGTGGTCCGCGTACCGCAGCGTATCCCGGCCAAGTTGCTCGGGTCTATGTGAGTCTTCCCCCGTATTCCCCCCAACAGGCGGCTGCTCCTGCGACGGGTGACGAAGATATTTTTGATGCACTGGCCGGCAGGTCTGACGCAGCCGCCCGCAGCAACGTTGTCACGCCGTCTGAGGATATTCTGCGTGAAATGGCTCAGGAAAGTGATGACGAAGAGCTGTTCAATGAACTGGTCCGCCCCAACGCCAACGTAATTCCTGAAAATCGTGTGGAGACGATGCCCCGCACACGCGTCGGGGCCGGTTCCAGGTTTGCCAGGGGACTTGAGCGTGGTATTCGGGACCTTGTGGACAAGCCTGCGGAGATATTGGCTGGCGCACTTTCTCCGTACATGGGCGGGCCGAGTCGAAGTGAAGTGGCCGCTGGCAATCGACAAGCTCGTGAAGCGTTCGACAACGAGATGCGAGGTTCTGGCTTTGCCACAGCGGGTCGCATTACTGGGAATGTCGCAAGCGTACTGGGACCGATGGGCGTAGCTGCAGGCGTCGGTCGGGCAGCCTCTAGCCTGGTTCCGGGGTCCGCCGGGAGATTTCTTCAGGGATCGTCTGGCGCAGGACCTCTTGTCGGCGGTCTTGCCTCCAGGACTGCCCAGCGCGCGACCGGGGGCGCGGCATCCGGGGCGGTTGGTGGTGCGCTCTTGGCAGATCCCACAAAGGACATCAGAGACGAGGTCGGTTTGGGCGCGGCGATCGGAGCCGGTGTTTCCACAACGTTGGGACCACTTGCGGCGTCAGCCTATCGCGGCATCCGAAACACGTTTGGCGGATTCCCGTCACGCAACACCGCAGATGTTGCTGCACAGGCGATGCGGATGGGCATACCTGTGTACGGGCCGCAAATTACGACAAGCCCACCGATCCGGTACTTGGACAGCCACCTGAGAGACGTGATGTTCAGCGGCCACCAGGCGCGGACTGCTGGTGGTCGGGAGGCATTCACCAGGGCCGTTGCTAGGTTGATCGGCGAACCAATGGCAATGCGCCTTGATGCGGACGTTCGTCGTGCTGCCAACCAACGCATCTCTAATGTGTTTCAGAATGTGGCGCGTGGTCGCTCTATCAATTTTGATGCTCAGGCTCAGGCTCGACTTGCACAGATCGAGAACGACATTCTCTCCACACCGATGGACTCCGGCGTACAGCGGGCTATGGCCAGGTTGATTGAAAATATTCGCAACGCCGGGGCTTCTGGCACCATGTCTGGCGAGGCGTATCTGGGTTTGACGCGATATGGCACACCACTAGGACGCTCCATACGAAGCAACGACGTCAACATTTCATTTTATGCTCGTCAGCTTCGCGAAATGTTGGACGACATGTTGGAGCGCTCGGCGCCTGACGCCGCTGCAGAGCTTCGGCAAGCCCGTCAGCAATTCAGATACATGGTCAACCTCGTGTCCCCGTCCACAAAAGGCACACGTGAAGGTACCATCGAAGGAATCGTGGACCCCCTTATTTTTGCGCGCAACGCCTACCGCATGGATCCCAGACTTGCCAATATGCCTGTAGGCCAGAACCCGGTGGCCGACCTGGCGCGAGCGGGTCTGATGTTTGCGCAACCACCAAACTCTGGAACGGCGGCACGAATTGCAGCAACTACCGGTGGCTTCTTGGGGCTGCCCGGCTTGGGAACGGCGGCTGCCGGCCTTGCGTTTGGCTCTCCACAGGCTGTTGAGCTGGGCGTTGCGGGAGCCGTTGGTGGAGGCCTGGCTGCCAACCTGATGAGCCGGATCCTGGCCAGTGACGCCTATCGCAATTATATGTTGGCAGGCGCTCGACGCAATTCTCCATACGCCAATACACCAAGCCCGCCCAACTTGAATAACTTGGCCACCGCGGCTGGTATTTCTTCAACAGGCCAGGATTTCAGTATTCCCAACCCGCTGTCAGGAGCCGCCGTAGCGGCTTCGCCGGTACAGTTGGATGCCTTGCCGGAAGCATCGTCGACAAGTCCTGGAGCCGTGCAAGTCGGTGACACGTTCTACATACTCAATCGTGACGACAACGGTGTCTATTTCTGGCAGCCGACTTTGCGCCCACCCGGGTTTGGCACGCCCGGCCCAGGAGGTGAGCTGCCGCCACATTACGTGGCGCCAAATGTGATTGAAATCACTCGTGCGAGGCCGCGATGAGCAACACTCTATTCAGCGGGTACATCCCTAACGGCCGTCAACAATTCTATGATGCCGTCGGCCGAGCGTTGGTCGGAGGGCGTGTGTTCACCTACAAGCCGGCAACGCTCATTCCAGTAACCACGTACCGGGACCAGACGCTGTCCACACCTAACACGAATCCAATCATTCTTGATGGCGCAGGCTTTGCCGACATCTACTCAGCGTCCGATATTCGTCAGATCGTACAAGATCAGAATGGCAACGTCATCTGGGACCGGATCTGCCGCCCGGTTTTGACCGCGTCATCCGGTGCGTTTTTTTCGTTGCCCGACATTGCGTCGTTGCAAGCAAACACCACGCCACTCTCCCACGTCTACGTTGAAGGGTACTACACCTTCAACGACGGTGGTCAGGGCCTGTTCATCTGGGATCCAGCCGACACGGTTTCTACGTCCGATGGCGGAAGCATCATTGTGGATGCTAGCGGACGACGCTATTACCGCGACATGGAGCGTCGTGACCTCATCAGTGTGCGTTGGTGGGGAGCTGCCGGCACTGGACTTGGAAATGACGCGCCCGCGATCCAAGCCTGTTTCAACTACGCGGCTTCTCATGGACTGACACCGTTCGTACCAGCTGGCAACTACCGCACCACAGCGGCATTGTCTTTGGCAGAAGGCGCCAAAGGTATTCAGATGCAGGGCGTGATCCGCCCGACCGGTGGCTTTGTTGGGTTGACGCTGGGCAGCGGCGGAAGCGTCCGAAATCAAAATAAGGTTTACGGGCCTGTGCGTGTGGTTCGCGAGACCCAATCGGACTGGTCGTCGGAGGCAGACATCGGTGTTCGCATCTTCAACTTGGACAACGGTACGGCGATCATTGAGCAGGCTGAAAAGTTTACCATCAATGTGCAGTTGGCTAGCGAAGGCCGTGGCGTCGAAGACAGCAACTTCTACTATGGCCGCATCATTGATGGAAAAATCGGCGTCGATATGCGGACATTCCAACCGGGACCCAACAGCTACGTCAACTCAATCAGACACTACGGCGGGCACTTTGCATGCAGCAGTTCCACAAACACAACTTTGGACCGCTACGGCTTCAGGATGTCGCGAAACGCGCCTGGTGACTATGTACTGCACAATGGTCACAGGTTTTTTGGACCATCGTTTGAATTGCAGACCGGATCGTATCTGTCGATCCCGTTCCTTATGGAAGTTGATGGGCGCGGCGTGCATGCTTACGGAATTCGCATGGAGGCGTGCTCACCGTTTGTGGCGCGGCACACATCGGCGATGAATGACTGTCTTTATGAAGTTGAGTTTGTCGGCACCTTTGGCCCGTATATCAGCATTTTGTACGACGCTTCCGCTACTCGAGCCGGTGGCACCATCAAAATAAGGCACCAGTCATGCGCGGCATCTGAGACGCCGCGGCTGATTGCCGAGAACGCAAATATCAGAGCCACGGCGTTTCGGGACGTCCGTGATGACGTAAACGGCGTCGGGTTTGAGGGTCTGGCGGTTGCTTCGGGCAATCCGTCGGGCAGCCCCACCACGCTCAACACATTGATTTTTGGCGGGCTTTCCTCGTTTGGTCTGAATGCTGAAGATATCACAGTGCCGACGTCGCGCGCCGTGGGCTTCGTAATCAAGACGGATACAGTCCCAAATACTTTTGGACTGCTTCGTGAATACACCATTGCGGCCGAAGGATCCGAGTTGCGGCCTGTCGTAGTGCAATTTGATTCAAGCGAAAACGTCCTGACAAACACGTCTCCATTGTTGTTTTCAAATGCAAACGCTACGTGGGTTGGTGCGCCGTCATACTTCTGGGAAACCAACGTCAACATAGACCAGCTGTCGGCTGGCCTCCCACTGTTTTTCTGGCAGCGTGTGACCCTCCACGCGAATTGCGCCTTTGCTTTTATCGGGGTTCGCGGAGGCTCTGCTTCCGCGCGCCTGCGTGCACTCCGTCTGTACGCCCAACCACTACTTTCGCCACAAGTAATTTTTGGCAACTCACGACGGTGGGGCAGCAGATTTTCGAGAGCCGAGGCCGACTGGACCGTGCCATCTCTTAGCTCAGGTGCCACGACCACTTTTGACATCACGGTGCCCGGTATTCGTCAAGGCGACTCGGTTCAGGTGGGCTTTGCCAAGACTTCAGGTTTCCAAAACGGCGGCGTAATTTTTCAGTCGGCAGTCGGCGGGATAGCATCGACGAACCAAGTCCGTGTCACCGCTCACAATATTTCAGGCGGTACGATTGTCGTTGGTGACGGCCGACTTTTTGTGACTGGCACGCGACCCTACGTCTGAAGACTGACGTGAGGCATCTGGACCCACCGATCTAACAGCCGTGACTTGCGGTAGTCACAGGATTGGCCGAAGGATACCATGCGTTGTTCCCAAGAACTGAGCCAAAGATCCTTGGCCTCTTGGTGCGGGTACTCGTGGACAAAGTAGATTGAAGAACACCAGGTGTTCATGAGCATCTTGACGCAATGTATGCACGGGCTGTGTGTGACGTAGCACGCGTCAATCTTTGTGTGGTCTCTCACCTGGATCAATGCATTCTGCTCAGCGTGGATGGCGTGGCAACCGTCCAAGTTGGTCCCCGAAGCGCTTGACGCGCCGGGGCACCTGTACGGGTAATCCAATTGCATTGAGCCGTCTGCGGCCGTAGAGTACCGGGGCTCGTTGCAGTGATCAACACCCGAGGCCACTCCGTTGTACCCAGTGCTGAGCACAAAGCCGTTGACGTCCAACAACACGCATCCGACACGGCGGCGAAGGCACGTCGACCGTTGCGCCGTAACAAGCGCCAACTTCAACGCCCATTGATGACGACAGATGCGGCCGTATGTTGCTGACGTGGTCGTTGTGTCCATGTGACATTCTCCAAAAGTAGCAGCGCGAACCAAGATCTGCCCGCGCTGCCGAAATGGTCAGAATGTAGTGCTCTCTGCGACTAGGACTGCCATACTCTACACCTAGGCGCAGCTGATACGTGACAGCAACCCGTGGTCCGAGATGCCGCCGTGGTGCCGCGACGACTCCAAGAATTCGACGATGTCTTCGGGCGTCATGGGCAGCACACTGCTCAGAGGACGACACCGCGACACGTAGTGCGCAGGTGCTGGCTCGTTCAGAAGCTCAGTGCTCTGCGCAAGGTGGGAGGCGTAGAGGTGGCTGCTCCCAATGTTCAAGAACAGCGTCCCTAGACGCGGCGGCTTGATGTTACCGACGCGCACGGCAGTGGCTGCCACATAGGCCGTCATCATGGTGAAGTTGAAGATGTCATAAGGCACCCCCAACCAAATGTCTGAAGAACGCATGTTGACGACTGTGTGGATCTCCGTGTCTTCGGGGACCAGCGGGGACCTGCGGATCAGAAACTGCATGGACACGGTGCACGGGATGTCTTTGCTCGGTCCTGGGTTAGATTTCCAGGTGGTCAGCACTGCCTGACGGGTATCTGGCTCAAACGCCAGCTTTGACACCACGTAGTGGAGCTGTCTGATGAACTCAGGACCGTAGGCGCCGTCAAACGTGACGCCGTTGTTGGAGAAGCTGGAGATGTTCTTGTTGTACGGGGCGATGCCCGCGACGCTGTTGTCGCCAGTGATGATCCAGTAGGCCTCTGCCGCCATGAACTTGTAATTCAGTGCACGACGTTTGAACGTGATGACGGGATAGTCCATCATGATCCTGAGCTGTGTGCCCAGGATCTCCCGCGTCTGCATGCCGCGCGGAGCCACCTGACGGTCTTCCGCGGCGTAGAGCTTCCTGAGCTGGCCCAGCCAGGCATCGTTGGCAAGATCTGAATACATTGAGGCTTCTCCTTCTCCTTCCTACTTGTTCGTAAAGAACGCTTCGGCAAACGGGTACTCGCCGTCAGAAAAGCGCATGTGGTGCGCCGGGTGTGGCAGCTTGAAGACTGTCGTCTTTGACTTCGCCTCGCGCAGGTTCTTCTTGTGTTTCAACTTGGCAATCGCCGCCAACATGGTTGAGACCTTGTCATGCGCCGTGTTGCCGAGACAGATGATGCGTCGCGGAGAAGACGGGCAGCACGCTAACCACGCCCGGAACCATTCTGACATCTTTGGACAGTCCTGGTTGCCCCAGAACAGATCCCTCTCCGGTATCTTGTGCTGCTCCAACACGTCTGTCAGATAGGCGCTGCATCCCTGGCGCCAGAACGAGACAAACGGATATTGCACAAGATGATCATGTGGGCGATGGTTCGCGAACGACTCGCCGACCACAAGGACGCGCGCTTCCATATTCCCTGCGGTGCGCCATCCCGCCATCTGAGTCGGTCCGAAAGCCGACCCAAGATCTGACGTTTGCAGGTACTCCACAAGGAGGTCGAATGTGTCCTGCTCGGGCTCATCGAACTTGTATGTTTTTGTGCGAAGTCCCCAGCAATTTTTGGCGTACCCCTCGTCATAGAAGGCCACGACGCGGCTCCACTGCGCCTCGTCATCCAGCATCTCAGAGCCGCCGGCCAGCCGCCGTCTGAATTCTTCGACCATCCTGCTCCGATCGGGGCGGCAATAGACGATCCACGGCTTGCACCGCAACGCCACGCGTTGAAGCATGCGGGCGTAGACGCTTGGGACGCGAAGCGCGCTGTTTGGACGGTAGACCGCATGATAGTACGGCTCAGAGATCCAGCTGCGGTCCATGACGACCGGCGCCAGGCCCTGAAGCGCCGGCATCATAGCGTCCATGTAGATGCAACACAGTCTTTCGTCTGTGATGTGCTTGAATGAGCCGAGATGCATGCCGAGCACGCGGCGGCCAAGAGGTGCCTCCAGCAGATTGTGCAGGAGAGTGGACTTTCCAGCGCAATCAGGACCCTCTAAGATCAGCAACGGCTTTGCAGCCGTCGATCTGTTTTCAATGATCACGGCACCGCTCCTCCACGATCCCGAACATGTCGCAGTATGGCTCTTCGTCAAAGCCAAACCTGGTCAGGATCTCCTCAATGTTTGGAGGCGTCCAGCCCTCCGGCTTCATCAGATCGACCGCGTGGCCGCGTTTGGTCGCGCCACGCTCCTTGCTCATGTTGGCCCTGTGGACCTCGTCCCAGAGCTGTTGGAACGGCAAGCCGAGGATGACTGCGGTACCGATGGCGAAGTAGACCAAGTCGACCAGCGCATCGGCCTGCTTGACCAGGTCCTGGACCATGGCGGCGTCCTGGAATTCCTGAAGCTCCTCCATCATGCACGCAGCGCGCTCCTGCAACAGCCGTCGCGTAGCCAGGCCTGGCACCAGATGGTTGCAAAAGCCAAACTTTCGGTGCATGCGCAGAACGTCACAGAACAGGTTCCCGTGAGTGGACAGAAGATCCTCGACGTTGTTGCAACCGGGGACCGTGTCATTGTTGCTGCTCATCGCGTCTTGCTCCTGGTGGGGGCCGACGACTTGGCGCCGACCATGTTCTTGAGAGTGAACACTCTGACGAAATCGCTGGACGAACTGTGCTTCTCCGGCTCCTTGAGAAATGGATCCAACATCTTCTGCGTCAGAACTGGAGCCTCGCCGACATCAACATGCCACAAGCAGTTGCGTGAATATTCTGGATAGAGTGGTGCAAAGATGACTGCCAGCAACTCGGTGTTGTAGTATCCCGACAACTGATCAAACAGACCGCGCCACGACACGGGCAGCCGGTCCTTGTAATCACGTTTGGACGCAAAAGTGCCCCACACGTGCTTGATCTTGAACCCCGCCCAACCGAGCATGGCTTGCATGAGCGGGAAACTCATCTCGCTGACGTGGTTGTCGGCAGCGCCAACGCGAGGGTCGTAGACCGGGGTCGAAATCATGGCCTCGCCGCCACTCTCGGCGACCAACTGGCGCATGAGACAGAGCATACGGAAAGCGTGGTCGGCCTCCACGTGCTCGAGCACCTCAAAGCATGTGATCAAATCAAACCCACGCTTGTCCACGACTGCCTTCCGGGCCCAGTCCTCGAAGTCGGTGCGCTGGACAAACTCATGCTTCTGAGAGTTGGCAAAGACCCTCAGAGCTTCTTCGTTGATAGGTCCGTGGTCGATCCCGACATAACGGCCTGTGACAAACGTGAGCTGCGAGGTGTAGAGCGTCATGGCGAGTGGCAATTCTCGCCCGCACCCGACGTCCAGAATGCGCGCCGTCTTGTACAGGTTGTTCTTGCGCAGGTACTTGACAACATGGTTCCACCTCAGACAATGGGCAATGTAGTCGCGGTGGATGTACCCGCGCCTTGTGGCATGGTTCAACGAAAGGTAGGTGTTGTCGATAGATTTCCCACGCGCGTTAGCCACGACACTTCTCCCAACTTGTGAAAAAAACTACGGCCCGCACCGTTACAGCACGGGCCGAGTTGCGTCCCGCCGGGGGTCGCGTTCAGTCCTCGCTCGAGCTCTCAGGGGCCGGCGCCGACGGCTTCTTCTTGGGCGCCCGGACACTGGTCTTCCCCGAAACGCCCTTGTCCTTGGCCGGCTTGGCCGCGGAGACCTTCTTGGCCTCCTTGGTCGCCTTGGCCTCCTTGGTCGCCTTGGTCTTGGCGGGCTCGACATTCTCCTTGGCCGGACGCACGGCGGCCGGCGGGTTCTGACCCTCCTTGCGCAGCTGACCACGGAACCAGGAGACATAGACGACGTGCTTGTCGGGCATCTCCGGGAACTTCTCGCGGGTCTTCTCGAAGATCTGACGATCGGTCAACGGGTTGGGTCCCGTGTTGGCCATGATCAGCGCCTTCATGACGGACGAGATGGACTCGGCCCGCGGCTTCTTGGCGACCGGCAGACGCTTGTCCTTCGGAGGCATGGGAAGCGGCTTGTTGGGCCGCGCCTTCTTCTTGGCGGTCTTGGTGGTCTCGATGGTCTCGGTGGTCTCAACGGTCTCGGTGTTCTCACTCATGGTGTGGCTCCTTGCCATGTTCAGAGAGCGGGGATCCGCGCCCTGTAGAAAAAATCCAGAGGCATCCTTATCTACTGCGATTGATGGCCGCAGTAAACATGATGTTTGTGATCAGACCTTCTTCAGCAGGCCTTTCTTGACCAGTTCCTTTCGGTACCAGTCGACATAGCTGCGGCGATTGTCGGGCAGCCCGAATTTCTCCTGCACCCGCTTGAAGATCATGTCGTCAGACAGCTCACCCGCAAGGATCAGTGACCTGAACAGGCTGGCGGCAGTCTCCTTCTTCTCGCCAGGCTTCTTGGGACCAACGTTCTTCTCCTTGGCCGCTCTGGCCGGCTTCTCGCGACTCGGCTCGTCCGCCTCGTCGGAGGCATACGGGTCGTTGGCCTGCGCTCGATCCTGGGCCCGCCTCTCACGCACGGCGCGGAGAAGCGTGACCAGCTCGGTCAATTGGACGCCGGCCACGGCCGGTGTCGCATGGACCATTACGTGCTGATCGGTCTCGGACTCGATCTTCGCGAGCCCTCGTTCGACCAGCTCGTCGATCCCAGCGGTTCCGCCGTAGACCCTGCCGCTGCCAGGCATCTTCCACGTCCGCTTGCCGACCTGCCAGGACACGGGACGCTCACCACGCTCGACCCTGAGCGGGTCCGCCAGCCAGGTCGACATCAACTGCCTCAACATGATCAAGGCATCGTCAGACAGTCCTTCCAATTTCATGCCGGTCTCCTCGCTTGGTAGGACGATCTTACATTGGTCCAGCTCACTTGTAAATAGGTAATTTAGCCCCCGCGCTTCCTCTTGTATTTGATAAACGCGTCGACGAACGACTCTTGCTGTGCCGCCTTTCTCTTTTTTGTGGCGTATAGAAGCTCGTCAACGGTATCACGGGCTAAGATGTGATGTATGTACACCTGGGCGGACTGGTTACCCTGCCGCCACACCCGGCGCACAAACTGATCATAGAGTTCATAATCCCATGTCATGGTGTACCACGCCAAGTGGTTACCGGCTTTCTGCAAATTGAGACCGTGCGCCATGGACATAGGGTTGCCGAACAAAAGTGGAATATTTCCAGCGTTCCAGCGATCTTCAATCTCTTTCAGATTTTCAATCTTGGAGCTATAAAACGGCACGCCTTCCTTAAAGTGCTCCATCAGCCTGTGGAGATCGTGGCTGAATTCGTACCCAACAAGAAGCGGCGATCCCTGCAACTCGTTCACGATGCCCTCAAGATATTCAGCCTTCTCGTTGTGCAGACGTAGATACGTACGGCGATCGCCTAGTTTTATGTGAGCCGATTTGAACTTGCGTGGAACATTCCGGCCCTCCAGCTCTTCGACGTAGATCCCACCGGCTGCGATCTGCCGGCACTTGCCCATGGCCACGCCCTTTGTAGCAGCGACCAGTGAATTGCCTGAGAATTCGGCAAAGAACTCTTCTTCAAATTCATCATAGAGTTTGCGCACATCAGGCGGAAGATCAATGTAGTGCACGCGGTCCACCGGCTCAGGCAGACCCTTGGCCTTCAGCGACAGAATGGTTGGCGCCGCCGCCTTGCGGATCTTTTCCTCAGCACCCTCAGCAAGATGGTAGCCGAAGCCTGAATAATTTGGCACAAAATATTGATTTCGATAGTGTGTGATGGCTTGCCCGAAGGTACGGCCGCCGTCGATGACGAGCATCTGACCAAACAGGTCTTCGAGGCCGTTAGCCACGAGAGAGCCGGTCAGTCCCCAACGCCGCTGAAACGTGTTGATCACAGAGCGCAACACTTTTGAGCGTCCGGACATGTGATGCTTGAACCGCGTCAGCTCGTCCACAATAAGGATGTCGAATCCAAATTCCCTGAAACCTCGCAAGTCTGAGACGACACGAACGCGGCCTGTGATTGGCGACTTTGAACGTTCTGCCCCGACAAGCCAATCCAGGCCTTCCGGGTTGATCACACAAATATCAGACTCATAAATCAAATCCACATTTTTTGTCTTGCCGTGCAAGACGTTCAACTTGAAGTCATTGAACTCGATCCATTTTTCAACCTCTGCAGGCCACACAAGATGAGCCGGCTTGAGCGGCGCAATGATCAGGGCGCGGGTAAACATGCCCTTGTCCTTGAGCACGCGCAACGCGCCTAGCGAGATGCTAGTCTTTCCGACCCCCGGCTCTGCTGCGATGATCGCCGCGTTCCTTTCGAGCAGAAACTTCATAGCGGACTTCTGCTCCGGCGAAGGCTTCCAGTTTTCTGAAGGCGTCAACAGGATCTGTTGCCGCAATGACGGTGAAGCCGAGTTCTTCAAGGAGCTGCGCTCGGTATTTTTGGATGGCACGGAGTGGTCTCCCGCTTCGCTTGAATTCAACAAAGAACACACGGCCGCCCGACAAAAGCACAAGACGATCAGGCCAGCCGTTTGAACCTGGTGTTGCAAACTTCAGGCACAGATACTTTGCACGCTTGCACAACTCGACAAAGCGCGCTTCTCCTCCGTCACGACCCTCAGCCAACATCACCGATTGCCGCTGTAAACCCCGGCGACCAGGTCTCCGTTGGCCAAGCGCCCAGGCGCCGACGTATTGTAAGTCTCGTTGAACTCACCGCGGACATCCCTGTTGAGAAAACACCAGAACTCCGGTCGCGAGCCCGCTCCGTCTCGATTTTCCGTCTGCACAAGCACGACCCAGACTAGATCGTACTCCGGCCCATAGTCGATCAGGACGTGCGCTGCACCGCGACCTCGCGGGGTGTGCACGCGGATAGTGGGGTTCAACTGGATCATCATCTGATTGTACCTCCGTCTAGATCGTACAAGGTCCGCCGTTCTCCTTGCGGAAGTGGCAGAATTGGCAGTGGCTTCCTGGACGCGGCAGAAACTGTGTGTCGTTGAACATCTTGGAGACTCGCCGCTCCCAATCCGCCTGAAGCTTGGACAGCTCAGACTCGCGATAGTCGGCGTCGGGCACAAAGATCTCGCCGTTGTCAACGTAGATCAACGAAGATGTGGCGCGCTTGGCGCCGCCATGTATGGCCAGTGCAGTGGTGCAGTACAAATTCAACTGAAGCAGATACTCGTCGTTCTTTTGTGCACGAAACTTGCCGGACTTGTAATCGTCCACGTTGACGACGCCGGTGCGTGTATTGTAATGCGCAAAATCCACCTTGACACGCAACCAACAGCCGTCCCAGTCGTTCCAAGTCGTCAACGACCAGTCTTTACGGAAGGCCCACGTGTCGTTGATCGTGACTTTTTGAGGCTCCTTGGCGTAAAGCTTCCGGTGAGTCTCGATCTTCTTGCGGGCGGGTTCCTGAGCGTGTACATCGAGTGTCTTGGTCTTACCCTTGACGTATTCCTCGATTGCGTCGTGGATCCTGTTGCCACGCTCAAGCGCCGGTGAAGAAGGCTCGACCAATTTGTCGATGGCCTTCAGCTTGTACTTCAACGGGCAGGTCTCGTACTCGTTCCAGCGCGAGAACGACCAGCTTCGAACACGCGGAGCAGCAGACTGCTCAGCACGACGTCTTTGATACGTCGAACCTGCGCCAACACGTGTACTTCCAATCAACGGCATGTCAGATCTCCTTCAGGACCACGCCCCTTTTGTCGACATCTTCCAAGACGGCCCAATTACGGTCAGACCAAGAGCCTTCCGAGAGCATTGGTACGTCAAACTCGATAGACTCCATGCACTCCTTCAGCTCGCGCATGGCCCATTTTGCCTCGTGCCGAGGTGCTGAGATGAGGATCTCGTCGTGCACCTGCATATAGACAAACCAAGTGTTCTGTTTGCCGAGTTCAAACACCCGCTGTTCAAACCGAACAAGAGCCTCTTTTGTGCAATCGGCGGCGGATCCCTGAACAAGAAGATTGACCATCTTATAGTCGAACTGGCGGAGACGTCCATTCACAATGGCTGGCGGCTGGCAATAGTACTCACGACCACCCCAAGTCACGAGCGGTTGGTTGTCGCGGGCCAACACTTTCATCTCCTGATACATCTTACCGAGGCCCGGATAGAGTTTGAAGATTGCGTCACGCAGCCTCCTAGTCTCATCGATGGTGGAGTTGTTCTTTTCCGCCAAACTAGCAACCCCCTGTCCGTAAATGATGCCTAGATTGATATTCTTCACCGGCTTACGCTCAAACTTACGGTTGAGGATCTTCTCAAGGTGTTCCTTGGCGTTGTCGTGGTAGTCAATCCATGGTGAGGCACGGTATTGCTCCATGAGCTCACCGCCTTCAAAATGGGCCAGGATCCTTGGCTCCTGCTGGCTGTAGTCGCGGTCAAGTAGTACGTGGTCTTCCGTGTACGGCACGACGTAACTACGGCACAGCGGCAGCGGTGGCAGATCCGGCCACGGGCATTTTGGGAGATGCGCCGTCAACTTCTTCAAGGACGCACTGCGCGTGTCTTTGAAGAGCGGGTCAAACTGCTTGGGAATGTTTTGGAAGTTTGGCGTGCTGGACAAACGCCCAGTGCGTGTGCCAAATTCACCTTTGATCTGATTCCAGTTGGTGAAAATGAGACCATTGGAAGCCTCAGCCATCTTGAGCCACTTGCTCAAAAACGTATTGAGGCAAGTACGCAACTGCGCACGGTACTGGAGAACCTTAGAAAGCACCTGGTCAGACACTGCGCGATCCAGGGCGTCGGTGTCGGTGCGCAGTGCCCCCTTATCGGTATAACCAAGCTTTGAAAGCTCCACAACATTTGCAGCTTGCAGCAGCTCGATAAGCTCTGCAGCCGAATTGAGATTTGGTGGTATCTCAGACTTGATTGTGGAACCGTAGCCGACACGTTTCAGGATCCAGCTGTCGATCTTCTCCAGCCAATCACTGTACATGTTTACATCGTGGCGCAACCGCTTGAGATCCACACGAACGCCGTGTCGTTCGGATCTCATAAGCGCAGAGATCAAACGACGCTCTCGGTCGTAAGCGCCATGCATCCCACGCTCTTTGATGACCGTCTTCCAGAGCTTGCGGAACAGCCCGTCGGTGCGGTCGACGTCGCCGTTGGCGTATTTGCCCACCAAGCCCCCAGGCGCATAGGCAACATAGGCGCCGGCGTACGGATTTTTTCCGTTGCGTGCTTTGGTGAGCTTTACACCCGGCACAGGCTGATTAGCAACCAGCCACTCAATCACCTCGTCACGCTCATCCGGCGGCAAACCAAGCTCGCGTTGGGCCGCGGACTTCAGTCCCGCGTCTTGCTCATGCGGGTTGTGAAGGAACACGAGAAAGGCTGTGTCATGCACCCGAGTCCAATGCGGCATCGGCAGCCCAAGCTTCTCTGTAGCCACTGCCAAATCAAACTTGGCATTGTGAAACAGAAGCTGCAACTTGGGATCGTTCCAGATCTTACCAAGCGCGTCCATCGCCTGCTTCTTCGTGTGCGTGTTCCCTGACGGGTGACCCCACGCGTAATAGATCGGTCGACGGTTGTGCATCTTGATCGAAACACCTACCGGCTCCGGCGGGTACGCAGGTCGCAACTCGATCGGGAACGTTTCAAAGTCCACCGTGACAACGTTTTTGAAAAACATCAGAACCGGACCTTGTAGGTGTTGTTGCGCAGCTGCTCGCGCTCTTCGGCGGCACGAAGCCTGTTGAGGCGGCTGTGGATCCGGATCATGAACCGCAACCGCCTCGGTCCGAGCATCTCAACCTGCATGGCCTTGAAGCAGTCCTTGAGGTCGCACGACATCAACTGCTCGTTCAGATCGCGCCAGTTGCTGGCTGGGATCCGCGTAACGCCAGGCGAGACGACGTCAGACTTCTTCGTGGCCATGATAGATCAACCTTAGTTGGACGCTCTGGTAAACTTGCTGGCACCGACACGCGCCGAGGGCTTGGCCCGCGCAGCCGCGCGCTGTTGTGTGGAGCCGCGCGCTGCATTCGGATCGCCCAGTTGATACGGCGAGGCAATCGACTGCTTGGCCTCGTCATGCCGCGTCATGGCCGCCGCGATGTAATCGTCGTCCAGATCCGTCAGAGCCTCGATCGGCTCAAAGACGACACGGAACTGGGTCTTGGGGTCAGGCTTCACGGAAATCTTTGTGATGAGGCCGTGCGGCGGAAGCTTGAGGGCACCGGCCGCCGACTTGACAAACTGGGCGAAAGCGGCGGTTGACGTGACTGGAAGCCTCATGTAGGCGATTTCGCCCTCCATAAGCTCCTTCGCGGAGAATCGCTTGAACACGCCGCGGGCGTCGAATGCGCCAGCCGCCACAAGAGCCAATCGACGCGTGTTCTTGCAGGCCTTGCCCCTGGCTGTCACGGGATTGCTGCCCCACTGGTTCATGGGACAGACCTGACACGTGGATTCGGACTGCGCCTGCCCGGCAGCCACGACGTTTGGGTGTGGCGCCATATCCTTATCGGACTCCCCAAACGCGAAACAGATAGGGGAGGCGGGGTTGTCAGGGTCGTAGGGCGCATCGCCATAGTAGACGTTCTCGAGCACGTGAGCGGCGATGACGACGGGGATCTGGTTGCCCTCGATCGGAGTGTCGTTGTAGACGAGGACGCCGTTGCGGACGGAAAAGGTCTTCCCGCCCCCGACATGCTCCTCCATCTTGGCAGCGATCTTGGCCTGCTCGGCCAGCTGCTGACGCCAAGCCGTGAGCGCCTGGCTCTTGGCGCCGCCAGTGTTGGCGACAGGCAGACCGGTCTTCTCCTCGGAGTCCGGCTTGGTACGACGTGATGCCATCTTCTGTGTCTCCAGATGTAAAAGGCTCGAGCTGTTTGTATCCCGAGCCTTCAGTTGCGTAAACTCAGATTTTTGTGACTGAGAGCTTGATCTGCTCCATCGGCTCGACGCCGGGGACAGTCTTCGAGGCCTCCCAGAAACCCCGCACCGCCTCTGCTGAGACGCGCTGCGACAACAGGTCGAGACGCTTGTGCTTCTTGGCAAAGTTGACCAGCGCCTCAAAGTCATTGATGACGGGGATCTGAGACTTCACGACGACGGCCTTGTAGGCCTTTCCAACCGCACCGCCGTCACCCACGGGAAGCCTGCTGAGAAGCTCGTCACGGATGCGCGCAAGCTCTTCGTCGCACTCGTCGACCTTGCGCTTCGCCTCCTTCTTCAGGACATCCCTGACGTAGGCATAGCGGTCAGCAAGCTCCCCGAGTGAGCGAGGCTTCTTGGTCGACATGTCAGTACCTCCAGGGGATCATACCGGCGTCCCGCAGGATCTGGCGAGCCTGATCGGTCAACCGATAGAAGTGCGTGGATTGGAGATTGTTGTACACGACCTCAGTCACCGAGGCGACAAGAATGTCGCCAACGCAGACCTCGCCGCTGCCGCCCGGGTAGGCAAGCAAAGCGTTACGGATGTCCTCCGCCTTCATCTGAATGCTCCTTGATTGATCGCCGGCGCGGCGGGCTACTTGTTGTTGAACCGACGGTTGGCCCGGATCTTGGCCTCCTCCAACTTACGGCGTTCCTTGGCCGCCTGGGCCACCGGGTCACGGCGAGCGCGCTTGATGTATCGCACGTCCTGCTTCATCTGGATCCGCTTGCGGCGGCAGGTCCTTGCACTCATCTTGTGATCCTCATTGCATTGGTGTGAATGTACTTGAACGCGGGCAGAAAGCAACCCCCGGGCACTGGTCCCGGGGGAGCTGTCTTTGGAGCGCCCCGTCAGACGAGCTCGAGGGCGCGGATCATGGCCTTGGTCTTGATGTCGTCGCCACGACCGAACCAGGCGCTGTCCAGCCGGTTGTTCTGGCTGGCGGCCCGAGCGTGGTGGTCGACGTACTCGGTCACCGAGTTGACGAGGCCCCAGAGGGTCCCGTCGACACCCTCCAGCGTCGAGCCGCGGCCGTCACCATCGAAAAGCCGGAACATCTCACGGAAGGGCCGCGACTGGGCGACGTCCTTCTTCGAGACCAACCCGGTCTCGGTCAGGAGGCCGCCGATGAAGTCCGAGGCGACGTCCTTGGTGACCGGCTTGGCGGCGAGCAGCCGCGTCTGCTTCATGAAGGCGTGGAAGTGGCCGCGGGCCAGCCCCAGCTTGTCCTTGACGGCATTCGCGTCGAACTTGGACCGGTGCGAGACGGCCACGATCGACGTGCGGTAGTCACCCCAGGACAGCGAAAGGGTGTTCTGGCAGACGACGCGCACCGCGGTCGGCTTGGCCGTGGTGCGGACACTGCCATCCGCCGAGGAGACGAGCAGCAGATAGCCCCGCATCTGGTCCTTGCCGATGACGATCGCGTCCTCGCCGATCGAGGCGAGGGCCCAGAACTTCTTGCCGCCGTGCAGCGTCCCGGCGGTCTCGAGCTTGTAGCCCACGGGCAGCAGATCGGCGAAGAACTCGAGCACCTCGCGCGGCTGGACGACCTTGTAGCCCTTGGACACGATGCCAAGGGGCTGCTTGGTGTCGGAACGGAAGAGGACGTGGTCGTCCTCGAGGATGTGGGTGCCCTCGTCGGACACGTACCGGATCCGGCTGCGCTGGATCCGCCAATCCATGCCGGCGGCCTGGAGCCAGACGTCGAGCCCAGCGTCGGGCGTGAGGCGCTGGCCGAGCCCGTGCCACGGGGTCTCGCCAACGTAGGCCATCTCGGCCTTGCCGTTGGAGCGCTCGGTGATCGCGTGCATGTGTAGGTCTCCGCTTGTTCAGAAGCATAATCGCCCTGACAAGAGAGACCTTACAGCTTTCGCTGGCCGCTGTAAACGTTTAATTTAGACGTGGTTCAATTTTTTCTGTGACGTCACGTGAACGTCAGTCGGGTTGATATCTTCGAGCTTGTGGAAGGTACGACGCAGCGCAGAGGCGGTGATGAAGAATTCCTCCGGCCTCTTGGGTTTGCCAAGGATCATTGGGATAATCTGAATGAAGGGCCTATCAGTTTTGAACGATGCCGCTGCACCAGACGTCATGAACCTGAAATTGATGAACAACGGACGCGGCCGCTCGCTCGCGTCGACAACGTTTTCACAAAAAGAGATGTCGGGCATACGTGCAAAATTGGCAGGATACCGGATCCAGCACTTGAGGCCCGGATCATGCGTGAAGTAAAGTCCGCTCCAAATATGGAAATGGCCTTTTTCGCAAAGCGGTGCGATGTTGGGGTAGCACATCGACTTCAAGGACGGGAATTGAGCATCCCAGCGCTCGGAAACGCCGGGTAGATTCATCGGAGAACTCAAAAGCTGTGACGCCTCTGATTTCTCGCCGTCCCAGACGTTGACAAACGCCTGGTTGCCGTCGTAATTGATGTCAAAATCGTGGCTGGGGAAGACGTAGAATCCGGCACCTGAGGCTGTGCGCACGTCCTCGCAATACACGCGAGGATTCACAAACGAGGCCGCATCAATCAAGCGGTCGGCGACCTGTACCTTGATTGTTGAGCCGATGTACGAAAACGCAATCATCGGCATGCCCATTTGCGGGGCGCGGCTCCGACCTTACCGGGAGACAGAGTTTGATCAGAGCCGCGCAGGCCTGCGAGGCGAGTCTTTGACCCAATCCGCAGGCTTTTCCTTGGGTTCATGTTTTTGGCGGGCGGTTTCATCAACCGGATATCTACAGACCGTCAAGGATCGTCATGTCGCCTCCTCCTGCGTTCTGCGAAGCATCCCCCCAAAACGGGGTAAACCACGACGGAGCCGCTGAGAAATATGCGGGGCACCGTCTGAGAGCCGCATCAATGGGGCTCAGGGATATCGTACGCGACTGAGAGTCGCCTGTAAACCCCAAAAGTTATGTAGATTTTACGGAACCCGTGTTGAGCAGTCAGCCACCAGACTCCTCATCCTCACCCACCTGCATCATTTCAACCAACCAGGAATGCACGGTCCCCCGGTCTTCGCCGTAACGTGAGCCGACCAAACAAAGCGCGTCCGTCATCCCCTCGATCAAATTGAGCAACTTTGGTGCCCTGGTCTGAAGTTGAGACAAACCTGTGCCCAGGCCATCGGCCGGAATGGCGACGTCGCCGACCTTGATCAGCCAAATTGTCATATAACTGAACGCCATGCGGATGCGCGCCCTGACACGAGTGTCGTTGACAACGTCATCGTTGAAAAAACAGTCTTCACTCATACCGGGAGACCACTTGGTCGGCACCCCGAACGAGTTCGGCTCATGGCGCATCTCGGCCGCCTGCCCACCCAAGCCGACCTGACACATGTTGTCGCCGAACACAAACAGGGTGCTCGGGTTGTTGCGCACGGTCTCGCGACGGATCATCGCGGGACGCAGCAACTGACCCTTGGGTTTGGCCACCATCAACTCGGTGAGCGTATCCAGGTCGCGCTCGTAGGTCTTGATAGCATTTTTCACTGCAATTCTCCTCAAGCGTTGCCGACAAAGAGCCCGAGGCTTTTCGCCTCGGGATCTTGTCGTCGGGTTCAACCGCAGTTGCGGTCTTTCATCATAAAGTTATTGACGGACGCAAGCGCCTTCGGCAACTCAACGAACGTGCCGCGGTAGCGGGACCACTCGGCCGGCTTGACGATCCTGCCGCAATCCGCCACGCGCACCATGCCCGTGGGTCCCACCAACTGCAGCCTGTCCCAACCGGTGTCAAGCGGCGAGCCGATCTTGTCGAGATCGGCGACAACCACGTCTTCCCCGTTGCGCCTGGCCGACTCGTATTCCTCGACGTGCAACCGGATTGCAGTGGCAACGTCGGTCACCAGATGATACCGCCGATTAGGCAGCGTCAAGACCATATGCGTCATGGTAGGATCTCCCTGTTACAGGGGACTATCTTACTGACATTTCCGGCCGTTGTAAATAGGCAATTTCGGGATGTCAGATTTGTTCAGTCCTCGTAAAGGCTCTCAAGGTCGCTGAAGATCGCCGCCTCAAATTCAGCGCCCAAGCGCTTCTGGCGTTGGGCAAAACTGTTGTAAACCGCGACCATTTCACTGACAAGGCCGGTTTCAAGTTGTGGCGGCCCCGCCACCTCCTCCATCGGCTTCTCATCATTGCTCACGGCGTGCTTCCCCTGCGCGGATGGCGGCGGCGCTCAGTTCATGGATCATGGCACGGTGGGCACAAACCAGCGGCCCCGGTGCCGCAGGGAGACTCAAAAAGAAGGGATCGCGGAACACGCGGGCTTGTTCGTCGTGCCATTTGGCACACGCCTCCCGCTCCTCCGCGACGGCGGCAGCGATGCGCGCCTCGACCTCGCCTCGCAGTGCATCCCGCTCGGCCAGCAGCGCGCGGAGGGTGTCCTCTGCGATTTGCAGCCATGAGGCGTGGATTGGAGGGATGCGGCCACCCGCGTCTGGCTTTTCGCGCAGGCGCAAGTGCGCGTTGTATTCACACAGGCCGGAACAGACTTTTTCCACCGCCTCCGCGCTCGTGTCGATCTCGCTCATCGCCGCGTCTCCATCGCCTGCTGGCACTTGATGCACCGCCGCGCCGCCGGGTGCGCGCGCCGCCTCATCTCCGGGATCACCGCGCCGCAATCGCAGCACTCGCGCGCGTCCACCGCCTCTAGCTGCCGCTGCGCGTGCGCCACGCGGGCGGCGATCAGCGCAGCCTCGCGCGCTT